TTTCACAGTCCCATATATCATCATTAGTTCCTGCATCTATATCAGCCTGAGTAAAGCCTGGTTTTAGATAATCTGTTAAAGCATCTAAATTAATATGTCTTATATCATTTAGATCGTCTGTCCAATATAAATTAACTTCACATCCTTTTCTAATTCTATAAATAGATTGTATTTGATGTGTAATTCTAAAATTTAAACAATTAGCTGTTAGTATAATTTTACTAGTACAGTCTGAAGAAACTTTTACAATACGTCCTTTACCAAAATCTGCAGGATTCTTAGGCGCCATAAAAACAATCACTTCATCATTCTCAACATACTGCCCTCCAATAACTGCCCAGTTATCAGTATTTAAATCTTTAGCAACTTGACCACACTTATAATTCCCTTCTTCGTTCATAAGGAATCCAAACTCTCCTTGTTCAGATTCATTAATAGCGTTTAGGGCCCATCTATATGTTGCTTCAGGCTGTGTTCCTTCTGAAGTATCTTTACTCATTCCTTTAGATAAGGAATTTATAAAGGCATTACCACCTTGTTTTTTTTCTTCTGCCATCTTAGTTCTTTAAATCTAGTTTTTCTACTGTGTGTAAGTTTCCAAAGAACCCTTGGTATCTACGTACTTTAGGTATAAGTCTTATATGCTGATCTCTTAAGTTTTGTAGTTTATCTATAGTATCAGGCATAGTTGCTTTTGATCTTGCCTGTGAACAATACCAATGCCAATCGTCTTCTAGTTTTGCATATACTTGCGCAGGTGTTTGTCCTTGTAAAAACTCAGAATACTTTAGCTTATATATAATGTATCTTTTAATTGCTTCTACATAAGATACTTCATCAGGTATTAAAGGAAATCCTCTTTCATCTAAAGCTTGTCCTACATACGCAACACAGATATATCCTTTTTGAAAACTTGTTTTAATATAAGGCCAGTCTAATGAATACTCTTGATCGCAGTTTGCAGATATACCTGTACAGTCTTTACAGTCTGATGTATGTGGTATTGCAAAAGGACCAGAAGCTAAACGCAAAGGTTTATAATGGTCATAGTAATAACCTGTAGCTCTAAAAGAATTAGGCTTGTAATATTGTAAAAATAACTCTGCATTTTGTATAAGCTGAGCTGAAGTCTCGCACACATCTGCGCACGTAGGACATTCAGGGTCACACCCATTATCACTACATGTTGTACAAGGAGATGCGGTTGTTAGCATAGGAGTAGTAGATGGCGATCCTTCCGTATACTTATAAGCGACTTGTATAACCTTATGTATACCAGAAGGAAGAATCGCTTTATATCCATCTACGTCAAGGCTTACGACCTTTTCTTCTAATTGTGTATAGGCTCCAATTTGTTCAAGAGCTTCACCTGCCCATTCAATTAAGTCATTTTCACTTAACTCAACAACAGGTTTAAGGTCTCTATAGACTCCTGCAATAACTCTCTCTATACTTGTTAATTTTACTTGGTTTGCCATAACACTTTATTCAAAAAATTCTACATCATTAGTTTTTAATAATCCTGCCAATTCCCTTTTGTTTTTCCTAGTTGGAGTAAAAGAATATAAACTTTTATTTGTAAGTATAGAGTCTTTCTTTTTCCAATGCCACCTATAATAGAATCCATCTGTATGTAGATTCAGGTGAAATACTTTTGTATTATATTCTTTAGTAGTTTTCCAGTCTACTCTTTTCTTGTTTTTACTAGGAGTTTTTTTAATCCTTAAGGTCCCTAATCCAAAAGGAAGTTTAAATTCGTATGCTTCGTGTAGCATACTATTTATAACTTTTTCATTAAACTCAACACAAAGCTTTCTGTATGTTTTGTAATCTATACAGAGCGCTTCTATATCTTTATTCTCTTCGATATAGGCTTTATAACTTTCTATTAATGTATTATTCTTTTTCATTATTTCTGTGGAGCGCTAGCTATTGGTGCTCCTCCTGGTTGATCTAAAGCATCATTCTCTTGGTCGCCAGGTATTGATTTAAATACTTGTAATAATTCTTGAGTAGCCATTTGAATTACAGCATCAGTTAAATGCTCATCTAAAGGAAACTCTTCGTCATAAGGGTTTATGCAAGCAGGTTTACATCCGTCTGCGTAAACTGCTTCTAGAGGATCTTCAAATACTCCAGAGATTGAAATAAACTCTAACAGACTAGATTCGTCTATAAACAAATAATTGTCTTTTACAAAATAGTCTGCAATGTCTGCAGTGTATTTAGCTCCTGATTTATATTTACGTCTAACCCAATTTGTCTTTGAATAGATCTTAGTTCCATTCTGATTTGTTACAGCTTCTAGTTCAGGACCTATAGCAGATTGTACAGGTTTTGGAATTGGATTTTTAGATCGTAGTATTTTACACCCAGGGATAGGAGCACAAGGGCATTCGTTTGGAAGAGCAGTTATCAATTGCAAGCACGGTATTGTTTGTACAATCCAATCAGATACCTGTCGCTTTTGATTAATTTCTCTTTTAATAAGCATGCTTCTTGCAGAACATAGTTTAGCATATATATGTCTATCAGATAATCTAGAATCATCTGATGCGGTTCCTTTATTATATAAAGCTCGTACTCTTGATAATATATTTTTTATTTGCATATCTATTTATAAAATTTAGTAGATGAATCACTATCTTTAATTGGTGGCTTTTTTCTTGACCCGTCTGCATTATATATAGGATTTGGTTCGTTACTTCTGTCGTCTCCTCCTGAAACATCTGAATTGAATCCATACATATTACTACTTTGATTACCTGTAGTAGTTGTATCTACTTCTACTCGTCTAGCTGCTTCTGCAGTATCCATATAATATCCTCCTCCACAATCATCGCACCCCATTAATAAAGTAGACACTTCATCTGCAATATTAAAAAAAGGACCTAAAGCTCCTTGCACTGTACCGCTTGTATTGTATAAAGGAGGAACGTCTTCTCTTTGTACGATATAAGCATAAGAACAACAAGTAGTAAAATACATATCATTATCATCTATCGTCTGTTCTTTTTTACCATTTACTATACTTAAAATTTGAGAACTATCATATATCTGCCATTTATGGTTTATACCGTTTGTTAGCTTATATACTTTATAGTCTGTATCAAGAATTAATCCCTCAACTAAATCGTCTAACAAAGAAAGCATAGCATCTCTATACTCGTCTGCAGTATTTTTATTTGTTTTCCTAGCTTTATATCTATTAAAAAGTTTAACACTTGTAGTCTTCGGCCAGTATACTTCACATTTAATTACACTATTACTTACTACTTGTTTTACTTTTAAATATACGCTTTCTTCACAAGTATTGTTTACTTCATCTGTTAAATTATCAAACTCACTTATCTGTATTACAGAACTTGTATTATAACTAGAAAATGTAGTAGCGCTTGATGTAAGAGTTACTTCTCCATAAGTAGCAGTAGGGACATCGTTTGCGTCTACAGACAAATCGATAGCCCAAGTTAAAGTTACCCCAGTAATAGGGCGTTTTGTATCTTCAACTTTAATCCACATCTTCTTCTACTTCTATATCTGGTTCTGTTGTAAAGCTTTTTAAAATATATTCTTTCATTGCTTCACGTTGATTTTCTTCTCTGTCTATATTTTCAAACCTAGCCTCATCTCTGCCTAGTCTTGTTCTAGGTTTTGGTGCAGTGTTTAATCCTACATCTCCTGCCCAGATACCACCAAACTGCATGATCGTCCTCTCTTTTTCACAAAGAGGACATTGATCAGACGGTTCAAAGTTATGCTCGCATTTAGCCATTTTTCAATTCATTTATATTAACTTGAAAATGACCCTTGTAGCCATTCTCTTTACTATATACATAAGCTTGTGCAGCTCGTGTATTTCCTACATATCCTTTTTCATGGTGCCAAGAATCTGTTCCTGATAATGAAGGTAAGATTCTTACAACAGTTCCAAACCTTTCATCTATATCAACCCAGTTCATAGACTTCTGTTTATGCAGATGACCTATATGCCATTCTGTATGTTTTGCTTTAGCCCATAACTCAGGTCTTTCAGACGCCATGATAAGAGGTAGATCAGCTTGCTTCTCTGCAGATCCGTGTGTTAATCCTAATAGATTTACTCCGTAAGTAGTATACTTTCTAGGAGAAGGACTATTATCAACTACAACTTCTTTGCAGTTATGATACCATGCATATATAGCATCACCTATATAAAACATTCTTTCATAATCATGATTACCAGGTACTACTATAACTTCTACTGGAGCTACTTGTTTTAGCCTGTCAATCACTTCTACAAGCATTTCTCTACATAATGTAAAAGAACGTTGCCAACGTACGTCATCATGTTGAGGTGTACCTTTAGTAGTTGTCATGTGTAATCCATCTGAGTTAAGTAAATCATTACCTATTGGAAAGATTATCTTATCAACATGAAAGTTATTTGCATATACAAGTAACTTATCAACTGCTTCAGCAAAGATGGCTTTAGCTATATTTACATCATAACTATGTCCAACTTCTTTTCCCCATCCTAATTTACCTAAATGTAAATCAGGTAAATTAATTTCGTACGCAACTTTATCTAGTTTGCTTTTGGCTTTAGGGTACTTGACGGTTTTGTATTTAGGAGCGTGCTTTATTGCCGCTGCTATAAACTCTTCACGTACTTTGTCTCTGGCTCCTTTACTTTGATCAAACTGCGCACGTACTGCATATTTTGTATCTCCGTTAAAGTCTTGCCAGGTCGAGGCCCTAAAACCTTTAACATCCCAGAAGTCTAAGTTAACACCTACTGCGTCAACTAAGTCTTCCAAACTTGTAATCTCTACTCCTTTATAGTCAATAAACTTTTTCCCATTTTCGTTTACTACTGTAGGGAGCTCTTTACCTTGTGAAGGGTCTCTTGAAACTTTTAGTCGTCTCCATATGCCTCTCACTCTTTCTCCAGAAATAACTCCGTTCTTATCAGTTATTCCATACTGTTGTGCTAATTCATTATAGCTTTTGTCTCTACCGTTCTCTAGTAGATGTTTCTTTAAATTTTTAATATCAAATTTCATATATTTATTTATAAGGTTATACGCCTACAAATATACGAAAAAATACTATAACATCTGTAATGTAAAAGAACCATTTATACCAATAGCATTTCCTGTACCTCCCGTCTCGTCTTTTATACAGACATAAACCATACATCCTTCTGGTATTACAAGACCTTTAAATGTACTACCCATATCATGACATCTAAATTCTTGAGTAGCATTTGGAGCTGCTAGCCCTGTTGCTTTAGCTAAGAATGTACTTGTAAACGTAGTAGCTGTACCATCAAAAGCACTACCTGCTGCAACATCTCCTCCTTCTAAATCTGTTACGTTTCTACAATCTATATAAGAAATACCAATTGATAATGTAGAATCTGCAGCGCCTCCTTGTTTACTTACACACATCATTGCGCTTTCGATTTTAACAGATCTTCCAAAAGTATTAAAAGTAGCTGCTGTTGGATTAAAACTTGTGTCTCCTTGAGTAATTGTAGGATTTGTTTCATCTCCTGATCCAAATGTTGAATTATAAGCACCTGATCCTTCTCCATAGCTTTTTACTTTCCATACATCACTTCCATTTGTATTAAGAGTTCCATTGATCTCTACTACATCTAATTTAGTATCTGGTCGTTGATATGTATTGCCTCCATATTCTTTCTTCCATGAAGAGGCTCTTCCTGTTTTTAAATCCATAGTTTTATATATTTATTTTATTCATATGTTTCAGCATCCATTACTTCAGAATAAATAACAGTTATTTTACACTTTTGTGTTGCTGTTCCTCCTTCTAGCTCTGTATTAATTTTAAATTTTAGAGGCAAAGCAACAGCAGGATTAAAATTAGAATTCTGAGATGTTGCTGTTCTAGCATAAGACCCTACTGCTCCTGCTTGTTCTATATACACTCCTGTTCCATTAGCTATCTTTGCTCCAAAAGTTCTAGACGATGCGATATGCATTTCGTTTACATTAGTGTGTCCTCCTGTACTCATAATCCATCCTGCAACACCACCATTACTTAAATCTGTAGGAGTTTTGTTTGCAGCATTTGGATCCCACCACTCTATTCTAACTCCGTATACTACATCTTTTCTTAAATCAATATCTGGAAAAGTATATGTACCACTAACAGCATCAGTATTCCACTGTGCTATTGTTTTTGTAGCACTAGATATTTTTAGTGCTCCAGTGTTTAATGTAGCTATAGCAGCTTGATTAGCATTAGCTTTTACGCTTATATTACTTCTAGTTATATCGTCAGCTTTTTCGTTGGTTGCTAATTCGGTTGCCTTAGCTCGAACAGTACTAACCTGACGAAGCACTCTTCTAAAACCTGATTTATAAAATGACATATTTTTATTTTTTATTTATTATTCTGAACACTCTGATCCTGATACACACGCAGCTAAAGTTGCAAACGTACCTCCAGGTACTTGCTGGCAGCTATTACCTGATCTTCCAACATTAGCAACACACGCCCATTTGTTTATTCCTTTACCCATTCCACCGCCTCCATTTCCAGAAGGTTCGTTTCCTACAGGATTATTTCCTCCTGTAGATCCAACAGATCCGTTACCTCCATCGTAATTTAACCACGCAGTATAGGCACTTACAATATTGTTAGCGCATTTAGCGCCACATAAAACTCTACGAGATCTTGCTCTCTGCATGAGTCTTTCTATTCCTGATTTATAAAAAGCCATAATTCTTATTTTTTTACTTTTTCTAATGATCGTCCTCCGAAGTAAGCACCGATCACAGTGATTAATACTAGTTGTAACAAGTCTACCCACGTATCTTTTACTTCGAAAGCAATAACACCAGCATCAATAAATATCATTAATACTGTAGATACTACTAAAAAGATAAGTACTAAAGGTCTTATGTTTTTTGATAACCATGAATCAGATGCCATATCTACTTTCCATCTTTCAGTTACTTGCTTTTGCATCTCTGCTTCGTAACCCATGATCATATCTTTTATTTGTTTTTCTGCTTCTAGCTTCTCTTCTTTAGATGTGTGTAGATTATCTATAACTCCTCCTACACTTTTTACTAATTCAGTAGCACTGCCAGAAAATATATTTTTTAATATATTCATTGTTTTATTATTTTATAATTTATAACAGAGCCATTATATTCTAGCGTTAAGTTATATATCCCTACAGGCTCTTTACTTAAATCTATTTGTTTTAGATTTAATCCCTCATATATAACCATACCTATAGTATTGTATACTTTAACATATACATTTAACTTGGTAGCTAAATAAACCATATTGCTTGTAGGGTTAGGATATATTGCAAGTTCTGAATCTCTTGACAATAAATCTTCTAATCCTACAGGCCATCCGTCTACACAATAATTATATTGTGCTTGACAGTATGTATCCCAGCTTGTGTTACAGCAATAGTAATCTACATCTATAACCCATGCATAACAAGGGTCATTTAACCAATAAGGATTACCAGGACCTGTAATACACCCTGCGTCATAAAAACAAGAATCTTCTACGTTTACATTAGCAAGTTGGTTATACGTGTACGCATCTTGATCCATACATCCTTCAACCACAGCCACACACGAACCGTTGTCAGTATTAGCCAACGAATCATAGTTAAGGGCAGTACTATCAGTACAACCATAAATGTAAGGGATACAGCTAAAATCTTCTGTGTTAGCGGATGGGTTATAGTTGAGCATACTAGGATCAGTACACCCATAAATAAAAGGAATACAAGTATCTGGTGCATTTGCTAAAGGATTAAAGTTAAACATAGTACTATCCATACAGCCATATGTATACGGTATACATGATCCATCATCTGTATTAGCTGTAGAGTCGTAATTAAACATAGTTGCGTCTGTACATCCATATATAAATGGTATACAACTTCCGTCATCTACATTAGCGTTTGGATTATAATTAAACGCTAAAGGCTGCATACATCCTTCTACTACTGCTATACATGATCCAGGTATTTCTACGTTTGCTAGTGGATCATAGTTTAATGCAGTCGAATCCATACATCCTAAAACTACTAAAGTGCTACAAGATCCATCATCGTAATCAGCCAAAGTATCATACTCTAAGTATAAAGGATTCATACAACCAGGATTATAATAGCAGCTGTTGTTATCTGTATTTGCTAAGGAATCATAGTTTATAGCTAATGAGTCTGTACACCCATATATTTTAGGTATACATGTATTTCCACAATTAGTTATAAAAGTATAAGGAAATAAAGGTTGAATAAACGGAGGTTGTACGCTAATTAAAGTGTCTCCTTCAGGATTCATTAATGTAAATCCGCACTCTATTGTTGTAAGAGATGCTTGAGGACTTATACTAAATCTAAACGTTGCTGGATCTGGAGCATCTATAGTAAATTGATATTCTTGATTAAATCCTCCTTGATGCGTAAATGAAAAAGATGTATCAGGAAGTAATAATTCTAAATTAGATCCTATCCATCCATTACCCATTAAATCATGCAATACTAATGTAAACTCACACTGCGGTATAAGATCCATTGTATTAGCATTTGGATCGTAATTAAAAGCTGTTGAATCTGTGCATCCAAATACTTTTAATGTTTGACAGCTACCATCATCAGTATCTGCAAACGGATTCCATTCTACATAATCATCATCTGTACATCCATATATAGGAGGGCAAGAATCAATAACAAATGTATGTGTACTATCTAATCCAAATGCAGGATCAGTTCCGTACACTAAAGTATCATTACATTGTTTTACAAAATAAGAACCATCTTGTCCTTGCCATAAAGATCCTTGCATACCATCTCCATAAGTATCAAAGATAGTAAAGTTTAAAGGTCCTAAAGGTAAACATACTGGTTCTATAACTGTACCATAATCAGGCTGAGTACTATACCCACCACCTGCTGCTACTACAAACCCTAATGAATCAGTGATTTGCCAAGATGTTTCTGATTGATACTGATCTAAGTTAATTATAACTGTAGCAGGTAAACACGGGCCAGGAGGAGGAGGATTGGGAAAACAAGGAGGGACTAGCCTAGTTTGATATATTCCAGTATTAAAAGTAATAGTTGGTTTATTAATAATAGTATCTCCACAGACAGCTACATAATAACTACCGTCCATTCCATCTCCATAAGTATCTCTTAATAAAAACACTATAGTACTTACACTATCAGGTATATAACATGTGTCTACATATCCTGTATTAGGTTGCGTATAATGCCCAGGAGGTACCTCGTATATAGTATCACCATATAAAGAGTCTGCCATTAATATCCAATAAGTTTCACTAGGATAACTATCTGTTTCTAGACTTACAATAGTTTCTTTGCCTTGTCCAAAAACAGAATTTAGTCCAAAGACTAAAAGCATTAACGCTACATATAATATTTTAGATATATCTTTTTTCATTTAAAAGTCACTCATTAATTGTTCATTAATAACTTCTTGCACATCTTCTAGTTTAGCTTTCATAGCAAATGAAATATCTGCTTGAAAGCGTTTAACTTCTTCTCCGTCTTTAAATATAATAATTGTAGGTACAACTACAATTTCATACTTTTTTTGTTTATCTGGTTTTGCAGCAATGCAAATTGTTGTAAATTTATCAACGTCATCTAACTGTTTAAACCATTTAACATCATTAGCAGAATTCCAATCTGCATTAAAATGCATTACATGTATTTGTGCATTTGCAGTATATGAGAATAATGCCAATAGTATTGTCCAAACAAATTTTTTCATTGTTTTATACTTGAGCAAAAGCTCCGTATTCTAAAATAGTTCCACCAGCTGCGCTAGCAAAAACTGTAATATCTACTGCAGCTTTCCATGGAAAAAATGCCCAAGCTCCTGGAGCTAAAGTCATCTCATGTGTTGATGCTGCAGTAAGTTTTATTTTTAAAGTACGCGTTGCGTTTTTATTATGTAAAAAGATTTTTGTACCAGCAGCGTGCTCAGTTGATTCAAAAACCTTAACAGCTGTTCCTTCTGTAGTTGCTGTTATATTCTTTGTAAGTATACCTCCTGTATTTACAGTATAACTTTTTAAGTTACTTAAAGATAAGCTATCTTTTGTTATATCTGCAGAAGTTACTTTTATTGTTGCGTTTAAAGTTGCCATAGTTTATTATTTATTTAATTAGTTAAATACTCCCCACTCAATAGCTCTTCCGTCTGCTTGATCAGTTTTTACGTGAATATCTGTAGTTCTGTCTCCCCAAGGAAATGCAGCCCATTCTCCCGCACCTAGTACTATTTCTTCTGCTGCTGTTATACTTACAGTTACTGTTCCTGCAGAATCTGCATTCATAATATATACTATAGCTCCTTCTGAGTATGCATCTTTATCAAATAAAGCTACGTTTATAGCTGATTTTAAAAGTTGTTTAACTACACCTCCGTAATTAGCAGATGTATTTGTTATAGAAGCAGCGACAGACATATTATCACTTGTCAGATTTGTAGAGGTAAGTGTAAGATCTGCTTTATAAGTTGCCATGTTATTAGTTTTTAAAGTTATTAATTATCTTAGTTTATCTATTTTTTCTTCAATACGTTTGATGTCGTCTTTAATTTCTTCAACGTCATCAGCTGTATTTTGAATTGTTAGTCTGATATTTTTATCTTTCATATCAAACTCCATCCTTGTTACATCGGGTGGAGGAGGGACTGGCAGTTCTTTAGCTTCTTCTATATCTGCCTGTAGAGCAAACCACATACCTACAATAGTAAAAATAAGTGCAGCAATTCCTGCTAGCGTTTTAATACTAATTTTAAATGATGTATCTTCGTTTAACTCTTTACTCATCTTAATTCCAGAATATAAGTTTACTAATAATTCCTAAAATTGCAACCCATATAGACCACAATGTTTTTTGCGTGCTTTTTCTAAAAGACGTATTTTTATTTACTCTTGCTATAGTCCCATCATCTGGATCTAACAATCTTTTTTTAATAAACCTAACATCTTCTTTTAGGTCTGTTAACTCGTCATGTATTTGTTTATTAGTTATTGGCATGACTTTATGATTTACAGCACTTGTCGCCTAAATCACATTCTTCAGGTTTTACACACCAATCAAAGCATATTAAACCAAATGTTATAGCTTGTACCCATTTACATATTTTACTTTTCATAATTTTAGAGTATTATATAGTTTATACCAAATTTAAAATCGTACCATTTTCTATTCCAGTACTTATTATATTTACCTTCAATGAAGGTTCCTAAATTTTTGTTTAATTTATATCCAAAAATTAAACCACCCGAATAATCATACCATTGCTCATTATTATTAAACTCATGGTATGAAAACTCTCCGCCATCATCATAATGATAAGGCAATAAGTTTCCCCAGCAGTGTAACCAAAAACTCTTCGTATAGTGATAATAATCAGCTCCTATAACTAAAGAGTAATTCCATTGCGTAGGAAGCTCTTCTCTTTTCTTTTGTACGTAGTCAGCAAGTACTTGTGGTATAACTACTTCCCTCCATACGTCAACAGATGTTGCAACTACAGCTCCATCTGGATTAGTATATACACTATTATATACATCTATATTATAACCTTCTTCTATAGCTAGATATGTATAGTGAATATCTCCTGTACTAAGTACCCATTCTTCTAATGGATTATATCCGTAAGGTTCAGATACTCTTTGAGCAGCACCTATATTAAAAGATAACTTGTTATTTACTTTTAATCTATATCTTTGCGATGCTTCAAAATAATTAATATCTGCAAATCCGTCTTCTAGATATTCTATTTTAGCTACCCATTTATCTGCTACATATCTAATAAAATGGTTCTGATCTAAATAGTTAGATCCTTGCTGTCTCTTGTAATCTGCTTCAAACAAGAACTCTAATCCCGAAACTTTTCCTAACGTAGCAGCGTCAGAATAAGAAGTTTCTGTACCATCGTAAAAAGTATTAGCTCTGTTTTCGTAACCAAATCTAGCTATTTTTCTTATCCCTAAAGCAACGTTATAATCATATGGCGTAGCAATAGTTTGTGTAGTTAGTCCGTCTGTTACAGAATATACATCAATATCAGACAATGAATTACTTCCATTTACAGCTGCATAAAAAGTAGAATACTTAAATGCTTTTTTTAATTCTTGTGCATTTAAGCTTATACATACTAACATACATAGAGATAAGACAAACTTTTTCATACTTACAAATATAATAAAATTAATGCGTTTTTCCTAACAATCTTAGTTATATTACTAGATTAATTTATACGCATCCCTCAGATAACTCTTCTTCTATACGCTCTATTAACTCACATGAATAAGGACATGCGTCCCAAGGAAAAGAGTATGTTAAATTAGTAGATGTTGGTGGGCCAAAGTTAGCAGCACTTTGATTCTGTGCTCTTAATAACCAAAACGCTTTAGAAAACATATGTAGATTCTCTTCTGCTTTAGGAGCACACTTATGCTCTACAGCAAGATAATCAAACCAACGTTTAAGCATGTCTTTATTCCACTTGTCGCAGCCAAAGATTTGGCCTAACTCAGTAGAACATGGACAACAATTTGGTGATACATTAGCGCTCATAATTAACAATTTTGGTTACAATCAGCATCTGCTCCACATGCAGAACAACACGCTTGTAATTTTTTAATATTCTTATCTATCCATGGTTCAAGTCCACAGTCTATTCCTGCTACTTTTAATGCTCGATATAAGCTGTACGCCTCTAAGTATTTTTCTTCAGGGCTTGTACAAGTAGGACAGCAATCAATCTGTAGTGTGTATCTTTCAAATGCATCTAGTAATTTTGCATAAGAATCACACAGTATTAAAAAGCACAGTTCTTTCTTTTTTCCTCCTACGCTATCTAACGTAATTTTATATCTACCATCTGGTAGTTCTGTATTTGGTTTAAAAAAGCTACTATTCTTTAATGTTTTATCTAGAGTAATAGATCCTGTTAAAGGTCCTACTACATCAGGGTCAAAAATAATATCATCTTCAACTCCTGTAGTCTCATTCTTTATTGTACCGTATTTAGTTTCTCCATTAGTTGTTACACCTGTAATTTGAGTTTGTGCTCCTACTGAAAGAACTATAGAAGGATCGCCTCCACATCCGCATGTTATTGCAGTTGTTAATACACAATCTGTGTATTGATCCATAACATCTTTAAATAAAGTAACTACATACTCAGTACATTCTCCTGCAGTAGTTACTGTTACATTAGAAGAAGGATCTAGTATTTGATGTACTCCAGGCTGTACTGTAACTGCAGACTTAGTATATGTATCATTTATAACTGCTCCTGTATCTGCATCTTTAACTATAACTGTTAAACAATCTGTACCATTACAGTTACTTCCTCCTGATAATAAAGAGTCTAAAGTATTGTTAAATTGACCACTTGTAAATACTCCTGCAATAGAATTTGTTCCTGGTGTACCTACTGTAGCATCCATACTCCAGCCATAATCGCTTAGTCCATCATATCCTTGAGCTACGTAAGGATTAGCTGCAAGAGTGATAGCATTTAAATTACCTAAAGTTCCAGCTGTTACAGTTGCATTTCCTGGATGAGCTGCTGCTGCAATTACAGGATTAATAGGTACAGGTCCATCTGTAGCTGTATTCCATACTCCTTTGTGTATACCTGCTAATGCATTTAATACAAAGAACATTTTCCCTGTATTTGCATAAGCATTTGTATTATAACTAGGTGCGTTATTTGCATCGTAAGACGATGCACAATCTGTAGAACTTACATGTATTCCTGGAATTACAGGATATAAAAAGCCTTTAAAGAAACTATAATACTGATGTTTGTCTACAAAAGAATCATAATCTGTTTTCCATTTAGCTCTTGGAGCATTTCCAAAATCTTCTATAACTCCTGTAGGACAGTATCCATAACTACCGTCTCCTGCGTGCCCTCTATCATGGTAAGGTCCTCCTCCTTGGTTTCCTTCTACTTCATCAAAGAAACATAAAACAACTGCTTTATCATCACTTGCACCTCCACTAGCAGTACCCTGATCTGCATACGATCCTCCAGGTCTTAAATAAGGAAGAGCTCCTGTTCCTGTAGCAATATCATTATAAACTGCAGGTCCAGCTTTAGGGCCATACATTGTTTGAGTAACCATTGTATGCGTTGTACCTATAGTGCTTCTATCTAAAACATCAACAGTTAAAGTTGTAGAAAATCCTTTGTTACCTCCTCCTAAAGCATTTCCTGAGCCATTTACTAAACGCAAAGACATTGAATGTAATAATTGATCTATAGGATATTCTGCACATCTTAACCACTTTTCTCCGTGTACAGGTAAATGATATACATCTCCTGTATACGTAGGATCTGCTATTACTTTACTTTTATACCACAGTTCTACTGCGTTTACAATTTTTTGTATATCTTCTACACAAGTAGAAGTAACATCATAAAAACAATATACGTTAGCATCATTTGGTATACTTTCTAAACCACATGCATTTAACGTTTTTATTACTTGTGTAGGTCCGCAATAACTAGTAACATCTACAGTATTTCCTGTTATATCTCCAAGTACAGTATTCGAAGAAGTAGATGCATATACAGTAGCGCCACCATTTAATTGGTAACCTATCTGTAAAGCGTCTACACTAGGAATAAGCATTTTATTTGTACAAGGTCCTGATAACTCTGCACCACATGTAGTTGCTGAGGTTTCGTCTTGTGTAGTTGTAGTATCACCAGACGTTCCTTGGAATTCATAACAACTATCACATTGATACTTTTCCATTAATCTCAGAATTTTAGGCATTAATGCTTGTAATTCTGCAGTCTTATCGCATTCGATAAGCATATATATTTGAGCTAGAATTGCTTCCATTTCTCGGTAATCTGCTAGCAATTCTTTATAGGCTTCTACATCTCCGCATTCGTCATGACACTGTTTTAGTATTTCTTTAGACATATTTATCAAAGTACATTCTACAATGTCTGGTAATACTTGACAAGATCCATCATCACATGTAGCTGCTGGATCATAATTTAAAGATAATGGATTAGTACATCCCCATACACAATACTCACAAGACCCATCATCTACGTTAGCATTAGGGTTATAATTTATAGCAGTAGGATCAGTACAGCCTAAAACACAAGTTAAAGCTGCAGTATGAGTAGATTCTATTTTAGTTATTTCAAATAAATATTGACTACAATCTCCTGTAAAATTATGTAAACATCCATTTATATCTACTCCTCCTACTAAGCCACTAACCAAAGTAGTATAACCTTGGCCATCTGTAAGCATGTTAATTCCATTTATAGTAACAGGTTCTGAATCAATTCCTACTCCCGATTCAGTTACAACTCTAATAGCAGCACAATCTGTATTGTCGCATGTTGTGTTATTCAGACTTAAAAAAGCATCTAAGTCTGCTGCAAAGTCTAATGCAGTAAATGCTTTACATTCTACATTAGCTCCAAATCCGTATTGATCTAATCTACCTACATTATTTTGTACATACCAGTTAACTAAAGTTCCTCCTCCGTTCTGTACTAAATTAGATAAATCAGCAATTTGACAAGTAGGAGCTGAAGATCCATTTTGTAAAAGACCTGTATTATTATAACCAGAATTAATTGATGCCCAAACATGAAAAGGAAAAGGACGTCTTGCAGTTCCAATAGACCCTGTTGTAGGCTGAGAAGGGTATACAAAAGTTCTTATATTTCCTGATCCTGCATTATGTGCAGCGATTATAGGTGTTGCAATATTATAATCTAATTCCCAAAGATTCCAGTTATTAGTATTACCTGTAGCACTAATACAAGAAGGAAGTACAATATCGTATATAGAATCTGCATGTGTAATAACTGCATTATTATTATCTGCTGAGTTTCTTCCATGGTATCCTCCAATTCCTTGTCCTCCACCACCTCCTGAAGCAGGTCCTGTACCAGTTACAGTATAAGCATTTGGTTGATCTGCAGATTCATCTGCAAAGATAATAACTAATACATCTTCTCCTGCAGTAATTTGTGCAGGCATAGCTTTAGTATTTCCTTGAGACCCTGTAGCTTGTACATAAGCATTTGCATCAGAATTCCACGCAGGCAATACAGATTCTCCCGCATCCCAGTTACTTGAAGGAGTATTAACTCCACAAGCAGCAGCAAGATTAGTTCTATTAATTCCATCAATGTCTACTGTATTATCTAATAACCATGCAGGCCACATTACCCATCTTTCTCCTCCTATAGCTACGTGATATACTTCTCCTGTAAAGCCACTGTCAGTTTGAATAGTTTTTATCCATTCATTTGCAGCATTATACATACTAGCTTGAGCAGGCGCACCTAATGATGTAGTATCATAAAAACAAACAATCTTTGTAGTCGAAGATACTGTTGCATCTCCACATTCTTCAGCTCCCCAAGAAGGAGCATCTCCTCCGTCTCTTTCTTTATTCCATTCATCTATAATTGATGGAGTACTACAATAACCACTCACAGATAAAAGATCTCCTGGTAATACAGTAACAGTAAAAGGATTATTACTGCTATCTGGACTAGTACATCCTTGAGATATTTGCATGTTTTGAGATCCAATCTGTACTTGTACATTATTTAATCCTTGTCCAAATGTAATTGTAACTTCTAAAGATCCATCACTAGCACACTGCTCGCTATAACAAACATCACAGCCTTTTGCTGGAGGAGGACATAAAGGGTTAGTTGGGTCACTCTCACTTTCTCCGCAAGTAGGAATAGAATTAGACCATCCTGAAGGACAAGGTCCTCCATTAATTAAAGTTTGAGATAAATATCCAGAATTATCATTATTACAAGTGTAACATATAGTTGCATTCTGTTGAGTACACGGATTAAAATCCTGAGGTACTACAGAAAAATTAGGATCTGGATGAAACGAAGTATAAACTTGTGTAACTCCTTGTGCTTGAACATTAGGAGCATTTAACAGATTTTCACAAGGACAATCTGCTGGATTAGGTTCTGAGCACGGAGATACTCCATCTAAAGCAGGAGCAGCCGTATAAACTGCATTACCATTATCACACCATACACAAATTCTTTGAGACATTGTTTTCGTTTTTCAGATTCTTGCAATAAGAATCTAGTAAAAAAGTAGAGGCCTCTTTCGAGGCTCTCTACATTTAATTAATTAATTATGCTAGCAAAGCAGCAACTTCCGTAGCATCCATTGCAGCTACACCTGTTTTGTAGGCAATGATAAGCTCGAAAGGCCATACTGTAGCTTGAGCTTCAGCAGCACCTGTTTTGCTTTCGTTAAACATAACTCTTGTATAATCATAGTTTAAAGACGCATCTACTTCACTTTCAACGTTTCCGTAAGGGAATGTACTTCTTACAGTAGTTCCGTTCTTTCTGTAGTAACCAGCAGCCCATGCTCCTTCTGCAAGGATTTGTCTACCTGTACCTACAGCTTGAGCGTAAGCAGTAGTTCCACCACCAGTAGTATTAACTACAGCACCAGAACATTCGAATGCACCTTCTAAACCAACAAACATAGCAACATTAAAGTCACTACACTCCATTGGGTCAACACCACATGCTAATGCAGCTTGTGTATCAGCTTTTGCAGTAATATCAATAAAGTCACAACCACCATCATCTACAACTTCAGCAGTAACTAAGTCACCTGCTTGTAAATTAATTTGAGCTACTAACTCACTAGCAAATGTATCACATGGATAAGTACCACAGTCTACACAAGGATCTGCACAACAACCAGTAGTATAACTAACTGTTCTAACAAGATCTTGGTATCCGTAAGTTTTCATTATACATGGAGACTCAAATCTTAATTTAAGCATATACTCAGCTTCACACTTAAGTTTTTCTGCAGTAATACCATTGATTCTTACTTTAGTACTTGCACCAGCAGAATAAGTAACTGCTTCTAAGTTAGCAGCAATTGTAGCAGCAGTTGCAGTAAATGCAGGACTTGATATTAATCTTCCTCCTACGTTTTTAACAAAATAATACTCACTGTCTGCAGCAAGCGCAGCAGTAACATTAGCTCTTGTTGCACCACCTGAAACAAGTGCAAATGCACCCTCAGGGATAGTAGCTGTAGTTACAGCACCACCTGCAGCATTATTGATAGCTCCAGCAGTAGATGCAGCTGGGGCAACACCCGCAGTCAATGCACATACAAATTTATTAGCTTTAATCATAATTCAAAATTTTAAAAATTAAACATTATTCAAACATTGCAGTTTTAGCCATCTTTATTTGTAATCCTGGATGTTCTACATTTCCTGCTGCAATCTGTACAGCTAGATCTACAATTTCGTTGTGGGTGTGTTCTGCCAACTCACAGTTTTGATCAACCGTTACAGCCACCGCACCAGGGTAATTATAGGTATTTCCAGGCACGCCTGAAGGGAAAGCTATCCTTCTAGGAGTTCTTAAATAGTCCAGTTTGAAACTTGTAATGCTAAAAGAACCATCACTATAACCAAAGATATGATTAGCGTCAGCCGCTGCGTTTGAGTCTGTTCCAAAAGTAACTGGAATTTCTCCCCACTCATACGATGGATTATAATAAGGATCACTTAAAGTATTACTTAAGTCATCATGTTGGGTTATTCTACATACTAAGTTTTTCTGACCACAGTTTATCTTTTGAGCAACTGCTTCAACTCTAAGCATAAACATATAATCAGTAGGCAAAGCGCCTTTCATAGAACTTGTAGAAGATGAAGCAGAAACTGGTATTGAAATTCCTTTCATTACCAAGTTTCTTAAATCATCTGTTCTTTTCTGAGTTCCCTCAAAGCCAGTTTGTTTTGGGTTTGTTAACCCGTAACGCTGTTTTATGAAAAGCATTTGTGCTTCATTTAATACCCAGTCTATCTCAGGAACTTGAAAGTTCTGATAGTCTTGGCTATCTAGCTTATTAAATTTAAGCTTAAAGTCATAATGCATTTCTTGTACAGTCATTAAGATCTAACTTTTAGGTCATCAGTTAATTTAATTAAAAGCTCTTGATTCTTAGGATTCATCAAGTAATTAACAGTATCGTCATAATCAAACCCAATTTGCTGATCATTATATAAATAAGCAGCTCCTTTAGTTCTTAAAATACCTTTAGTCTCTAAATCAAAGATTAAAGCTTTTACTTTAATTTCCTCTGGTTTTGCAGAAGCAACTTCTGTAAAACGTTTTGGATTTTCTTCTAGAATCTCATACAAACGTGCGTAAGTAAAATCTTCCGTAGTATTATTTGTTGCTTTACCAAATATCTTTAATATGTCTAAACGTTTAGAAGGAGAAAGTTTACTAAACACTTGAACAGCTTTAGCTTTTACTTCTGCTGTTTTAGCTTCTTTTTCTACTTCTTGTTGCTCGTCATATATAACATATTTAGCATCTGGCCACATTCCTGAGTCGTGTTCTTTTTGAGAATTAGCAACTAAGTTACTTGCTCTTAACACAGAAATTTGCAACTCTTGAAAAGGAATAGTAGTATCAAAAATCATAGTTTTATCTTCTAACTTTACCTTAAACTCTTGCCAGTATTCATTTGTTGCAATAGGATCTAAACTGACTCCCATTACTTTTGACAATCTTTCTCTTTGCTCTGGATCTAAACCCGTAGCTAGAGTTCCGATATTCTTGTCGTATACAGCCTGAATTACATCAGCTGTACCTTGAAATTTGGCACGGCCTAACTTGTGTAGACCATGCCATCTTTCTTTTATGATTGGTTTTACATATACTAAGTTTTTTACTACTTTCATAATTTAAATTTTAGTTATGTAATGTTAATTATTATTGTAAACCTAAGATAAGCTCACCACATCTTGTAACGTCATCAATCTGGATACCACACTGATCATGTACAATCATAGTATAAGCGTCTTTAGCATTACTCATTAATCCACCTTTGTTTGCACCGTAAGGAGTTTGTAAACCAGATACATAACCTAATTTATAACCACCTTTCTTATGTACATACTTGATGTTTGCATCGCCACCTTTAGTACCGAAATCAAGGAAAGTAAATCTCATTGACTCTAATGGTACTTGTTTGTTAGGGTGCATTTGTGTATTAATTTCTCTATCATCATAAACTGGGTTATGTCTTAGAGTAAGAGTAATTCCGTTAGGTCCGATATATTTAACAAACTGACCACCGAATGCTAAGTTTTGTCCTTCTCCTGAGATGAACTTAGAGTCCATAGTTAAGAAAGGAGCAGAAGCATTAGACATTGCTTGGTGGAATGCTAACATACCATATTCACCAGTATAAGCAACAATATCTCTGCTACCCATATCAACTCTTCCGAAGAAGATGTCTAGTAAATACTCTCTGATTAATTTTTCAGTAAGAGTATTATATACGTGCACGTGTGAGTCTTTTAATAACTCCTGAACACCAGGTCCAGTTCTTGCAGCTCTACCATTAGAACCTGCAACGTTATTAGACATTTGTCCGTACCATAATCCTCTTTCTTTTTCTTTGTGCCACTGAATCCAATACTCAGCCTCAGCATACTTTAACCATTTATAGTCTTTGTATACTTTACCTTCAGCATCCATCAATGCAACAACTAGTGCCTGATTAGCAGCATCACCAGTGATAGAGTACTCTTTTCTGTAAGTAGAAAGTTGAGACTTTAATTTCATTGGCATTGCGTAAGTAGTAGATCCACTTTGATCACCACCTTCCTCATACACTGAGAACATTTTGCTTAGTTGAGTACCTGCATCAACTACTACAGAAGCAGCAGCATCGTCAGTTACTAACTTACATGTGTACTTGTAACCTCCACCTGTAGCTACAGGACCGCTTTGAATACGAATTAATCTTTTCGCATTGTTAGCACCTGTATTAGGTGTTACTACATCACCTGGCTTAAACCAGTCTTCGTCTACAGTAATTGAAAAAGGTAATCCATTAGCACCTACAGCAGTTCCTGCAGCAGCGCCTGAATTAGCAATTGCAATTAATGGACGATTTGAAGCTCCCATTAGCTCCCATTCCCAATCGAATCCCTCGATTTCTGAAGTTCTTCCCATTCCTTTAGTCATGGCTGTTAATGGGTTATCTGCGATACGAGAAGCTGTAAAAACTCTCGTTAAAACTTTATCAAACTTATGAGGTTCAGTTAAAAACGCTGATCCTAAGTGATTAGTTTCAGTAAAGTTCGCGTGCCATGGACGAGTAAGAACTGTCAATTTTGATTGTTTAATCATTTTAACAATTTTTAAAAGTTACTAAATATCCCAAGCTGTTGATGATTTTGTGGCACCGCCTGGGGTTTTGTTACCACCGAAAGTTGCTTTCGTATCGGTCATACGCTTCTTATTCTGTAAAGTCGTTCGAAGCTGAGATGCTAGCTTTGATTTAGATTTCTTTTGAACTCCATCTAAACTATAGTTAGTCATTCTCAGATAAGCTTTTAGAATAAAGTCTTCAATGTTACTAGAAGATTTCATTTCATCTGCCTGAAACTGTGTTACAAATTGAGGTCCATCTGGAGTCTCTATTTTTACATTTGCTTCAGTCATGTAGCTCATCAGCTTTTTCTTAGACTTTCGACTAAGAGGAAATCCTTTTATTTCATCGGATTCTGATATAGTAGTTTGAATGTTATTCTGCACTTCTTGTCTCTTTGCTATTCTTTCTTTTTCTGCTTGCTCCTGTTTAACAATTAATTGTTGTTTTTGGTGCTCGTAGTATTGAGTAAGTCTAGCTTGAGCTTTTGCAGCTTGCTTTTCTAACTTTCCTAAGTTTTCGTAATCTTCTAACATCTCAGCAATATCTTCTTGAGAGTCTCCTCTCAATTTAAAAAACTCTGCAAGCACAGCTTTTTGATTTCCAATATTGTTACCTTTAATGTTAAGATCGCCAAAATTAGGAGTACTATACACTTCCATGAAATTAGATACCTTGCCTCCCTTCATAAGATGAGTTAGAAGTTCTTTACCTTCTTTAGGTAGAGTTTTCTGAAAAGATTCAATCTCTTCTTTAACTCTGTTTTCAATTGTGTCTGCAAAAGCATCCAGCAATCCTTTTTCAGTAGGTTCGAAATCTTCCTCATTAAGGTCTAGAAGTTCTTTATCGGCCAACATTTGCGCAAAGATTGCGAATTCGTTTAAATCCTCTTCGCTAGTTTCTGAACTTTCGTCTGCCTTTTTAGAATCTTCAGTCGTATCAACCTCATCATCAGATGACTTTTCTTCTGAATCTAAATCTCCGTCAAGAAGAGCATCTACTGCTTTTTCGTCAACTGGAGTTTCAGTTTCTTCCTTAGGAGCCTCCTCCTTAGGGCCATCAGTTTCTGTATCGTCCAAAGGTTCAGGCATTTCTGCCTTTTCTTCAGCTTTTACTTCTTCTTTCTTTTCCTCTCCTAGATCAATACCTAGAACAGGATCTGCATTTGTTTCTAAATTAAACGCATCATCAAAGTTAGTTTCGTCTATGTCCCAAATGTCATTTACGGCACTAACTGAATCGTTTCCTTCAGTGATTGGTTTTTCATCTAAAGTTTGATTCTCGTTTGTCATAATTTATCTATTTACAAATATAATTAAATTTATACTAATTTCATAACAAATCTTGTTATGATTTTTAAGTTTATTGGCATTATTATAGCCAAAGTTTAAAGATACAACATTTTTATGATATATCTTATCTTTATTATCTAAATAAAGATTTAATCTTTTTTAGTCCTCTCTTTACTGTTTTAGTTTCTTTGTTTAAATCATCATTTATATCAGAAGCAAAATTCTCTAATTTTTGTTTTGCTTTATTAATATACTTTATGTCTTTTGTTTTATTTGCTTTCTTTATAAGTTTATCTACCTTATTCATTATCTTTCTTTGGCTTGTATTAAACTCTCTTTTATTTTCGTTAATGCTTTGATTAAATGCTTCTTTCTTTTTTTCATACTCTTCCATTAAATCCATGTATCCTTGTTCAAATCCTGATAAAGATTCAACATCATAATTAGCCACACGATTAGAATTAGCTTTCATTTTTGAATGATCATAGTCAATATAGCCGCTTATTTTATTAGGAGTATATGAATATGACTCTTCATTTGTATGTATATTTTTATAAAGGTCATGTCCTTTTTGGAAACTAGCTGGAGTTACTATATTTTCATCATCTACAAAATCTCTTAAAACATTATCTATTCCTTTGTTAAAAGCCATGTGCATCATATTCATTTTTACTTGATCGCTTAAATCATGACCAGAAAAATAATCATTGATTAATTTTAAATTTAAAGAATGAACTAATGCAGTTGCTCGACTTGATCCTTCAGTTGTGTATAAAACATCGGGGTCTGTAATATTATAAGCTGCAAAAAGTGATGCTATATGATCGTCTTTTACAAACTCATCTAATTTTATTTGAGTCATTCCTTCACTTAAACTATCCATGTCTAAAGTACCATCTGTAAATTTTTTATCTAACAAATAAGAAATAGTAGCATGCAAAGGAGATAGTGTAAATCCTTCTTGATCGTTTAATCCTTTGTAACCACGCAATAAATCTCTTGAATAATTTTTAGCATCCCATCTTGCTCCTGTTGCAAAAGTACTTTCTTTTCCAAATGTTCCATAGCTAGCTTTTGCAACTAATGAACTATCACTATCACTAAATCCAAAATCGCTTTGTATATTAGGCATTGTCATACCAAGATGATTAAGATAATCCATAGATACTAAACTATTATATCCGTCTACTGGATTTTCTATTCTGTTTTTATACGAAACACCATCAATTAAACCTGATTCATATCTAGGTCTGTATCCTCCAACAATCATCATTTTTCCTCCCGTACTGTATCTTTGATTTTGTAATACATTATCTAATTTATCAGAATACCATTTACCTTTAATATTATGAGTAACATATAGCTGTCCATTTTTCTCAGTAATTTTACCTACATGAGAATTTATGTTAGTACCAAATCCATCTTGAATTGCTTCTGGTTGATAACTTGATCCATCGTATAATATATCAACTAAATCTCCAACTTGTAAAGCACCTTCTAATCCTGAAAGATCATTTGGATTATAACTGTTTCTAGCTTTGTTAAATTCATAAAATAAATCATCGCTGCTCATATTATAATTATTTGATCTCCAGTCTTCGTCTATTCCTAATAAATTTGAGTAATTAAACAAAGATTGTCCTCCAGCATCTACTACGTTTTGATGCATTTGCCATGCATTTCCTTTTATACCATTTACATTTCTTACTTGATCTTTACTTAAAGGAGTATTATATTCATATGCTATTTGTAATCCTCCTGCGCATCCTTCTATTAATTGTCCATTTGAAGCACATAGAGTTCCAGTTTCTCTGTAAAAATTTGGTGTATCTATTGCAGTAGAAAAATTAGAAGAGTAAAAAGGAACAGGAGTCAACTCGTTAAGAGGTTCGTTTAGAACAGAAACATCAGGAAAGAAAACACTAAAGCCTTCTTCTGGATTTTTATTCTCTAAATAAAATTTGTAAATATCTTGATCAGAAAAATTAGGATAACGAGTTGTTGTTTCAATTAAATTGTTTGTAAAGTAATCTTGTAAATTGTATGATGGAGGATCTCCTGTTACTTCAGATCCATCTTCAAACTCTTCTATTTTGTCTATTTCTATTGTAGGAAAAATAGGCATGTCTACATATGTTTTATCTCGAACAGCAGGAGGAATCCTCGTTATATGACTCAAATCTAATTTTTCTACATAGTTTGGATTTTTAGTTTTAGGTCTCCACGCATTCATCATAGGCTCTACCATACTTTTATAAAAAGCAGTATTCCTTTGATTAGGTTTAAAAGTACCGTCTGGATTTTTAGCAAACTCTGCACGTGATCCATGTAGAACTACATTCTTCCAGTCTTTATTAACAACAGCTTCAGTAAACGAAGGAAACTCAGTCCAAACATTTCCTATAATATTAAATTGAATATCAAGTAATGCATTTTTCTGTTGTGTATTTAGATCTTCCCATCCAGGTACATTTTTTGCAATTAAGTCTGATTCTCTTTTCATATCATATTTTAAAAGATCCTCGACTTCAGCTGAACTAAGTCCATTCTTTTGTAATTCTTCAAGAGTATATCCTGTATCTTTTTTGTGCGAGTTTATATTGTGCCCATATCCTATAGTCATATATCCTGCTCCATCATCGTGAGGATACCACCTATCTGTTTTAGGGTCATATCCTTTCATAATGCTGTTTTCGGTATGTTTTAAATATTTTATCATACCGTCTTCTGTACTTGTATCAAATGTATTAATTTCAAGATCTTGAGGAGCTCCTAGATTATCTCTATACATTTTATCAAGTTTTTCTTGCATCTTTGCTGTAAGAGGCTCTTCTATATACTGAGGAATTTCTTCTTGTTTTTTTACTCCTCCTCCATCTTCATAATTATCTAAAGTTTTTGTTTTTTCAAAATCATAAATTATAGGAAAATGCTGATGATTATAAATTAAATCATTACCCATATATAAATGCTCAGGGCGATGTGGTTCTCTATTAAATTCCCAATGAAGTCTTTCGTTAGTGTACATATTATGTATAGAAGGAGTATAAGCTCCTGTCTCACTCCAAGTTCCTCCTAAATAATTACTTCTTGTGTCTTCTTCTCCTTCAGGTAACTCGTAGTTTGATGCGTATTTAGATTCATTACTAAATGTAGGATGGTTTGGTTTTTTCCATTTATCAGTACCGTGCCCATCTGTATCAGTGTTTTCATAGTCTCCAGACTTCCACCATCCTTGGACATCATATGCACCCAAATCCATATCTAGTTTATGTAACTCTTCTTCTATATTAGTTTTATTTAAAAGAGATCTTCTGTAAGCCATCTCATCTTTCCATAAATAATATTCTAATAATTCTTCAGCTGTTAACTCTGTATTATATAAATCTAAATAAAAAAGTTCAGGATCATCTCCTGTAGTAGTTTCATCTCTAAAAGGAGTTCTAGTATTTATAAAATTTATGTAATCCCTATCCTCTTTAGAAAAAGTCTTTTCAAAGTTACTTTTGATAAGATCCATTTCTATATCATATGGACTTTGTATTTGAACATTTGTAGAATCAGATACTACGTTACCTGCATTTTGATATTTAGCAGGGCCTCCGTATCTAGCATTTGCTGTAAGCTCCATAAACATAAGATCATCACCTCCTATTTCATTAGTAGCATCAGCAACAGTATTATTAAATTCTATTAATTTATCATCTTTAAAAAATTCAAAATTCCTATCATTTACTAAACTAGGAATTGGGTTTTCTTTAATATAGTTTTTATACTCTTGAAGAATCTCCTTTGTCATTGGAGTTGTTCTATAGTCATATCCTATAGTATTATACATTTTCCATCTTAATGCATCAAGATCTGCTTTTCTTTCGTATGCTGCTCTATCGTGCCAGTTGAGGTCATCTAAGTTTATTCCACTTTCTTCCATTAATCTATGGATAGTGTTTTGATCATTTTTATTAAGACCGTAGGGTACCTTTTCTGAAGCATTTACTGCTCCCATTTGATGACCAAGCTCGTGTGCAGAAACCTCATCTAAAAAAGAATGAAGTTCTTCAGTAGTTCCTTCTCCTCCTAAATCTATATTAAGTTGTTGTAATTGTCTTGGAGATATAACTGTTTTTCCGTCTGGGCTAGCTACATAAGCTCTTGATCCAGTTTTTCCTTCATTTATTTTACTATTTAAATAGTCAGACATGTTAATTCCTTTATTTGCCCACTGTGACCAAAAAAGAGCGTCTCTCTCTCCCGTAGTATAAAAACCATGCTCAGTAGGAGGCGCTTCATCTCCAAAAGGAGTATAATCATTATACATACCCAAAATCTGCTGAGCATCCCATTTACCTAAATTACTTATATCTATTTTTCCTTGATCAATTAAATCATATATTATTTGCCTTTTGTCAAGGATAGAATATATATCATTAGTGTGCTTATCATACTCACCTTCTAGTCCTTTTCTATATCCACTTTGATCTCCTCCTCCTGTAGATACATATTCATCTGCATAACTCTCAGCAGTACTTTCATACTTCATATTAGCATTAGCTAATGCTGCTTCTCTTTGTGATATTATCTCGTCTACATTTTCATATCCTTGTGCAATTAATTTTTCTCTATATAAATCAGAACTAATAGCACCATCAAAAAAATCTTTTTGTGCATCAAATTCTCCTTGTTTAAAAGGCTGTACTTTATCTTCAAAAGTTTTTATCCAGGCTTTTTCTTGCTCAACACCAGCAATTTGAGGATGAAATGTATCTCCTGATTTATATCTTTCTATAAACTCTTTTTTAGATATATCTCCAAATCCTGGGTATTCTTTATATACCTTATATAATTTTTTTAATTCTTTTTCAGTTAAATCTTGAAAGTCGCCATTGTCCCATTCTTCTCCTCCGACATTTGGAACAAAAGTATGCCATGTTCCTGCTTCTTCATTATACATCCAACTGCTATCACTACCTGGCTTTCCCCACCCTGATTTAGTGCCTTCAAACCAATCTGACGCCCATCTTCCTTCGCTTGTTTGTGCATTAGGAGCGTCTTCGTAGTTAGGCCCAAAAGGACGTAGGTATCTTTTTGATCCTAATCTTTGTTCATACTCAGGTTTTAAAGTTCCGTCTTCATTCCATATATCATTTATTACTGACTGATTAAACCTTTTTCTGTTTTCTTTTATAAGCCTATCTTCATCCCACACTAAAGGATGCGTCATTTTTTCATTCTTCATATAGGGATTATTCTCATAATCACGTATAGGAGTATCTCTAAAATCCATACCTTCATATTGTCCTGATTTATAATACTCATATGGATCAAAATCTGGAGAATACCAATTAGGATCGTGTGTTCCTGTTCTTTCTTCGTTTACAAATATAGGATCTCCGTTTTCATCGTCTCCCATATATCTCCTAAAATTATAGGTAAATTCTCCTGTAGGTATCTCAAAATGAGAAGAAGGAATATATTCATATTGTGTATAATCAATTGGATTTGCTACTATTTCTGGACCAGAATCAGGTTGTTCTACAACAGTACCATCCTGCATTACTTTAACACATCTGTCTTTACCATTTTTAGTTCCAACAAATCTATATCCTTTCCAGCATGCTTTACCGTCAGATCCTTTTATTTTACCTCCTTTTTTATAAACAGGCATTTCGTCTATACGACTTGCAGCAAAAGTATCTATAGTTTCTCCAGGATTTAAAATACCTACATACGCGCCATCTGCGTATACGCGCACGGGATAAGATTGACGTCCCTCAAGAGTACGTCCTTTATGATCTGTGTATATAAGAGAAGCTGAGGTACCAGGACTGGCACCCTCTAAACCTTTATTTCTGGCTTGTGCAGTAGTTGCATTTATATGCTTTCTCATTATTTAGAATCTTTCTTTTTAGCCTGTCTTTCCTTAGACTTTCTATCTGCTTCTTTATTTTTACGATCTTCTCTCATTTTTTTATCAGCTTGTCGATCTTTCATCTCCATTTCTTTTTCTTTGACGTCTAATTTACGATTCTCAAGATCTAACTTTCTATCGTTGTTGTCTATCTGTGCTTTTAGTTTTTCTATTTCAAGTTGATCAGGTATTTGATTACCGTTTATATCCTGATCTTCTTTTCCTCTAAATGCATTGATTTCTGCAACTGCGATTTTAGTTTCGTTATCTTGATCAATTTCGTATTTCTTAAGCTGAGCTTTTTGAGCTTCAATTTCTTTCTGAGCTTCGATCTGTTGCTGTTGAGTTTGTTGCCCCATTTGTTGCATTTGTTCTTCTCTAGCTTTTCTAGTATCTTCAGCTTTTTCAAGTAAAGTTTTAATTTCAGCAGTAGAATCAGTAGAAAGCATTTTAATAACATCAGACAATTCTGCAGTTTGATTCTGTAAAGCTGCATGTGCTAACTGTTTCATAGTTAAATAAAGCTCTCTGTCTTTAGAAGAATCAGAAACAAAGATTCCAAAAGATGATTCTGGTAATTGGATTGGATCTACCGTAAGCAAATGGGTAGTCATGTCATCTAAGATATATTGGATTTTTTTGGTTTTACCATCACCCCAACAAACCTTAGCTGTATCTAACAACGCCTCTAGGACCCTACCTTTAATAGAATTATGTGTGTAAAAAAGTTCTTCAGTAATTGCTGAAGATTGAACAACTGCTTGTTCAGTATTACCTACCAGTTCGTTTGGTCCAACCTGGCCTTCTCGTTGTTTTGTTATTCCAGATACCTCGCTACATTGTTGCTCTAAATATTCTAATAATCCAATTTTTTGTTGGATTGTTTGAGCCATAGATAAGTCAATAGACTGCCATTGATTAAAGTGATTTTGTTCTCCTCTCTTACCTTCTTCTTTAGGATTAATAAATGCTATACCTAAAGCATCAAAGTAATATAACCACTTTTCCATATCAATACCCATTGACGATGGTATCTGATTAATATCGGCTAAGAATTTTTTACCTTTATCCGATGCTAAATCTAATTCTAATCTATACATCATAATATTGTATAGATACTGGTAAGGTTTCATTCTATCAATTAAAGATATAGGATAAGCATTTAAATTATTATAAGTTGATCCTACATAACCTAACTTACAAGAATATAAATTATCAATATCTTTATGCTGATTTGGTTTAGGACGTATATTACAATATACATCGTCACCTATTTTTGTACCTTCCCATACTTCAGGAATCCACTCCCATTTAATTTTAATGTCTCCTCCTGCTTTATTTAACGTATATGTTTCATCAACTATCGTTTCTTGCTCAGAGAAATCATCATCTACAAATGTTAAGAATCCTATTTTTTTCAGAGATCTCCATTCACAGTGTATTACATTAATGTATCCACGTGCGCTGGAGTCTCTAGTACTCGAAGGGTCCCAATCTGTATGGAAAGACTCTGAAAATAATTGGTCCGCGTCATAGGAAAATTCTTTGGAACCAAGTGCGTGGGACGTGCCTGAAGCGGCAGAATCCGAGTATAGATCTTTAATTTGTTTTTGAGTTAAGTATTCTCCAAAGGTATCTACTACAGATCCTGGAGTCATTCTCATTGCATATTTTGCCCATTGGCCGTCTTCTATATAATCTAGATCAGGATCTTTATCGTGTGTAAAGTATAATGGATTTACTGTATTAACAATAGGCTCTCCATTAACAATACCTACATAATAAATTTCTTCTGATGTAATAAGACCATGCTTCCACCCTTTAACAAATTTTTCTCTTAATTTTTGTTCTCTTCTCAGATACCCTAAAATTTGATTACCCATTATTTCTCTTTGATCTTGGTACTCTCTTTTCATGTACTCTTCGATTTGAGGAGGGGTCATCTGTTGTTGTATCTGCTGCATTTGCATTTGCTGCTGCTGCATTGCTTCTGGATCAGCTGCATCTTGTGGTCCTCCCTGAGGATTAATGCCAGCTTCCATCATTGCTTGTTGGATTTGCGCTTGCACTTTTTGTTGCATATACTCACGCAACATATCAGCCTGTGCTTTTTCTCGCTCTGTAATTGCTTCTGGATTTGTAGCTACTACTTTATAATTAAATGGTCTTTTTATTTCTTCACCAAATAACACACGTAGTTTAGGAGATATAATATCGTAATGTCTAATCTCTGCAGGAAGCTCTCCTGTACCTTCTATACCATAAGGCTTGCATACATATTCGAAGTCTGCAATGTTTAATATACCGTTAAATAAATCATAGTTTACTCTCTTACGTGCTTCTGCACCTTGAAAGCCAGCTGAAGAAGCCTGTTCTGTTCCATATAGTTCAAGAGTATCTAGTACATCTTTACCCCATTGAAAATCGTTCTTCTTTTTAGCCGCATAGCTTAACCTCTGTTGTGGAAATGTATATGATGACATAATAGTATATATAAACGGTACTTACAAAGATAATTAAAAAAAGTTTAATTACCTACGTTTTCGACCAAACATTTTACTTATATTAGTTATTAAGTAGTCTGCAGACTGATTATTTGCGGGTTGTTCTAGTATTTCAGCGTCATATCGCTCCTCTATTGAGAACATAAGCTGCATAAATGCCATAACCCTATCGAAGTTTCCTAACCTATGATATTGTATTAATTCTTCTAATAATCCTGACGAAGGTATAAGATCCATGTTATATATTTTACTTCCATCTTCTCTTTGACCTCGTTCTGTCCACAACCATCTTAGTATAAATTTTTCTCCTGCATCTTTCATTTTGTCATTCATATGACATCCTTTTATACGAGATACAGTTGATTTTTGTATCACTTTAGAGATAACATTATCAGGCTGATCTGCTAATAAACCAAGCTTGCCTCTTCGTTTAAAATACGACAAGACTTCTCCCCTGTCGTTCTCAAACATAATTTGTGCTCCTCCATAATACTCAGATAATAGCTCTAAATTTCTATTATAAATTTCAATATTATCTGGACGTCCTACATACTCTGCTACAATTTCATCATATCCATAATCAAATTTTTGATATGATTTGTATACGTAACACGCGTTTAAAGATTTACTTCCTGATTTATCAAACGCTACAGGGTCAAGTCCTATTTTATACAATCCAAAAGGAATATCTTCAGGAGGATGTTGATATACTACAACACAACCTTCTTGCGGATCTTTAACACTATGAGGGTGTTTTATAATAGGAAATAGCTTCTTAGCTAAGTCTGGTTTAAATCTTACTTCTCCTTCTTCTTCATATAGTTCTCCTGCTGTTCCTAGCTTTTTATATCTATCGTCTGACTTTAATTTTGCTAGCACATTATATAATTCTACTGTAGGAAATATAGATCCTTCGTTCCTTAAGAAAGCTTCTTTAGGAGTATGAGGGTGCTGGGTCACCATCATATTATATGCGTTTGGATCTGCTTTTTTCTTTTCTTCTCTTTCTAGATCTATATCTTCTATTGCTTTTTCTCGTAAAGCATTTCCTTGTTTATCTATAAAAGGCTCTCTGTACCACGCGTCATCTACAAACCATCCTGCTTCTCCGATTGCATTTTCATCGTATATGTTTTCATATGATCGTAAGCCATATGCAGAAGGATTGTAAAACATTTCTTCAAAGTCAGCGTTTGTACCATTTTTATTATTACCCCCTGTTCCATATATGATGGGAATACCAATCATAATGTTACCATCTTTAAATAGCGGATAAGAACGCTGATATGCTTGTAATAGTCCTGGCCAATCTCCCGCTTCCTCAAATAACATTCGCTCTGCAGTACGACCTACAGATTTTTGAGGAGAGTCTTTAAAAGATAGTGCTAGTACTTCAGACTTGTAACCTTTTTCAATATTAATACCTGAGATTTTATCTTTCTCTACATATCCTGATTTAAATGAATCTTGTCTATCATGCAAAAATCCTTTAGCCCAGTCTGTATGTTCATTTAAGAAGTTGACCATATTCTTAGTCATCTCCATTGTATTTGCCCAGAAAGTTTTTTCGAATGCTGCTAATATAGAAATAGAATAAGGAAACCAGTTGTATTTCCACGCCATTCCAAAAGCATTTTTATAAGAGAATCCCTTACGTCTGGCTTTTACAACGATCATACCTTCACCGTTTTGTTCAGCCTTTTCTAGCTCATGATACCAGTAGTAATCCATGTCTAGAAACTTAGGGAATGTGTCAACTTTTCTTTGTCGCTTACCTTCTGTAACAGTAGCTAATATACGACCAAAGTTTAGATAAGCATAGTGTTCTCCTGTAATACGTACACCTCCTACAGTGTATCCTTCTTTACATCTTTTTTCTTCTTCATCCCAGAACTCTATATACTCAGAAGTTCCCATAGGGGCATGAGTATATACGCCATGCTTTAAGAAATATTTAGAAGTCTGACTGAAAACTTCAGTATTAACAAACTTTAAATAATCTTGTTCTGTATGTCGTACAGGATTATCTTTATATTTTTCTAAATCTTCCCAAGGCTGTGCAATGATTATATCTGATCGTCTGTGTCTATCTTCCATTGAGTAGTCTTGAATAAATGACTGAGATTATTTGTTGCTTCTTTCCTTGCTATCTTTGCTTTTATATCTCTAAGTTCTGCACATTTTTCATAATCTTCTTTCTCTATATAATATTCCATAATATTATCTATAGATTCAAGTTCATGAAAGCCTTCAGGTAACCAAAATCCTTCAAGATTTTCAAAATCTTCATAAGATCTACGTCCTGTTATTAATAAAAAAGCATTATGCATTGCCATGTGTAATGCTCTTTCATTTTCCATTAATTTTTTTACTTCACTATTTTCCTTGTCCACGATATTTTTTTTGATAGTTTTTAGAATTTTTTGAATTAGATGTCTTGCTCTTAGCGTGTACGCCAGGCCTTTTTCTCCTTGCAGGTTTTTCATAAACCGCTCCGACTCCTACTCTTCGTGCCATTAGTTTATAATCATATATTCCATTAGACACTCTGCTGAAGTAGTTGCAGAAAATACTATATCTATATTTCCTGCCCAAGGGATCATCATCCAATCATCTTTTTCTAACATACCTATCACAAAATCACACGGAGCAGAACCTTCTATTGCTGGTTGATATGTAGATCCGTCTAACTTTATTTTTAAAGTAACGTTATCTGTTTCTACGTTTTTAACGTATAAATAGTTCTTATAAAAGTTTGTTCCTGGAGTAGTTACTGCAGTTGATCTCAATACTCCTTTATCAGTAGCTTGAATTGCATATGTTCCTCCTGCTGCAATTGCTACTCTCATTAATCCTGTAGTTGCATTACAGCCATCTCCGTAAGGAGCTTTGTTAAAAGATTTTTCTACATAAAAATTAATAGAATCACTTACTAAATCTGTAGAGGTGAGTGTAAATTTTCCTTTTGTTGTTGCCATTGTTGTTGTTTTTAGTAATTATTATTTTGCTCTATGTTCATAAACAGTTTTGCCATTTTTTCTTAGCGCAACTGTTAGCTTCTTTCTATTTGGTCTATGTGTTACATAGCTAACATGAATCCAGTTAGGATTCTCGTCATCACCAAACTCCCAGATAAGTTGATCAAAATCTAAGTTATCCTTTATATAATGATACATCTCAGCATTTGTTTTATGCTTAAAAGTATCATCTAAATCTAAAGCCTGACCCTTCATATGTTGTGAGTTTTTAGATCCACCTATAGCTGTGTTTACAGGTCTCCCTCTAAACATACTAGTAATTTTAATAGGTCCTCCTACCCACTCTCTTAAAGGTTCAAATAAACCTTCTGCTATGTCTCTCATGCATTTTAATTGTTCTTCGTTAGGAGTATTATCTAATCCTAATCTAAGACCTGTTGCGCTTGTAGTTGCTTCTTTGTAACTTATGTGTTTACTTATATTTTTCATAATTTTTAATTTGGATCTTCTCTGTTACCTTTCATCCTCTGGCCTCTTAAAGCTCCAGATTGTTGTTGCTCTTTTTCTACCTGAGACCTTACTTTATGTAAAGACTCTACAATACCACCAATCGATTTCAAAGAATTTGTTATATCACTCGGCTTATACACGGGTTTATCGTTGTTGTCTCTTTCTGTAAGATCAACATGTTGTAAGTAGTCAGTTAACTTGTCTACTGTACTTAACGATGCCTGAAGTAGTCTCATTGAAGGAGTTTCTTGTAGTTGCATATACTTATGCATTGCAGATCGGACTTGGGGACAAGGCTCGTAAGCCTCATCCTTTAAAAAGTCCTTAGCAACAACAGCATGCAACTCACCTTCTGAGATTCCAGATCTATAAACTGATTTATAGTCTGATACGAAATACACATAGCTAAGTTCTGCTAATGCTTTTTCTTTATCTTCAGATTGGTCACGATCCCACAGCTCCCTAAATTCAGGAATTAAGAGAGCTGCAGGCGATATGACCACTTGCCTGGATTGTAAATCAAATAAATTCACTTTCTTGTTCTATGTCTTTCTCTCTAGTTAGTCCTAACTCGTAATCTAATTCGTCATTTTTAACTACAAGTTTAAATGTTGCCTCAGGATTTCTGTCTACATTACAATTTTCTCCGAAATATCCATAAATAAAAGCCTGTACTATTTCAGCGCAATCCGATTTAACAGTGACCTCAACTATATGAGAATCTTTTTCTGTCATTATTCTTCTATTTTAGCGAATAAACTAAATTCCTTAAATACATGATATACCGTATCTTTATATACTGTCGGTGTACTACCATGAGGAGGTAATAATACTTTATCGCCTACTATAAAGTCTTTTACTGTAGGACCTACTGCTTTAACTTCTCCGTATAATTCTGAAGTTTCTCTTGCTACTTCTTCTGATACTATAAGTCCTGATGCAGTTTCCTTTTTTGGAGGCTCTACATAGACTAAAATATTATCTCCTGTTAATTTTAATTCTGTTACCATTTGTTATTTTTTACCATTTACCTAATGGGCACTTTTTTTCTGGAGCATATACGTTCTGTGGAAACGCACAGCCGCACTGTCCACACTTATATCCTCTGTGTACCTCTTTGTCTTTATCTGTTTCTGCTATAGCAGTCGAGCGTTGCTTGATAGTCCTGCCATCAGGAAGCAATCGGTCGAAAATTTTCCAGACGCCTGACGGCACAAGCTCAGGACACTCACCACAGATCTCTGCACGAGAGTCTGCTATTGCCTGAATCTCATCTGGTAAACCTTCTTCACTGATCGCCTTATAATAATTAGACCATCCGTCAACTATATTCTTAAATACTCCCATCTGTATCGCAGTTTATATTGACGTCTTTTAGCATTTCGTCAAACGTACCTGCTTTTGCCTCTTCAATAAAAAGCTTAAATTGCTCTTTTGTGAATGATGTAAACCCTTCCTCTTCTCCTCCAACAATTACTTCGTTAGATTCTAGAGTCATGTCTACTGCAGGACAGTTTTTGCAATTTGCACAAAACGTCATTTGTATAGTATCCTCTGTTACTACTCTATTTTTAATTCCGTTCATTATAGATCTTTTAATATATTAGCTACTTTGTCTTCTAACTCTTTACGAGTTTTTTTATCAAACAAAGGTGTAACTACATCTCCTCCTATTGATAAAGACTGCAGGATAATCCCTGCTTTTCTCATTTTTAATTCAGATATTTGCGCATGTTTTGCAAATTCTGTTGCTTCTTTGTGTTCTGCCATTTGTTCTGGCGTTACAAACTGTCCTCCTTGAGGATTCATTGTTGGTGCTGGTCCAACCGTTGCTTCTGTTGTCATTTTAATTTTTCAATTTGATTAATAATAATTTCAGTATCATGTAGTCTCTTAGCTTGTTCTAAAATTTTTGAACTAAGATCTACAGTTGGTTGGTTTTCTTTTTCAGAAAGTTCTTGTTGATCATCAATTAGATCTGCTAGGTCTTTCTGTTGGGCTGCTTTCATACTCTCGTAGAATCGCTTAGCCATTTCTTGTGCATCTACTGGCATTTTAATAAACTTTATTTCTTATGGACCAAAGATACTTAATTTTTTTTATTAAATTCAAATCTTTGCCCATTTTTTTTCGAAGACCTCTTACATATCCTTTAATTAATCCATGCACACGGCCTCGTTTTATTCTAAATGTTCCAAAGGAATGCAATAAAACCCCCTCTGGATCTTTCTTTTCTATAGATTCTTTTACAAATCCAAACTGAGATCTTACAGCAGTACGAACTACAATCTCAGGTAGGTCATACTTCTTACTTAAGTCTTTAATAAAACTTGATTGTTTGTCCATCGCTGTCCATTACGAAAGCAACATCCATCCCTGAGTATCGCTTCAATTCATCTAATGCAGATAACCCTAACTCTTCTTTTAATGCAGAAGCAGATCCTATATCTAATACTACTAATTCAGGGCGTTCTTCATATTTGAACACAAAATCCCTCAGTAGTATATTGATATGATCTTCTATCGTTGTATCTTGCTCTATATTACTCATGATCTTTTATATTAAAAACAAATGACAAAGAAACCTCCTTCTCATTCTTAGGAATCTCTATTCTTTTGTTTAGTTCTAGTTTTTTAGTTTTAGGATTGGACACTAAAACCCCCTTGTTCTTAAAGTACTTAATATAGTTATCTAAATTAGAATGAGTTTTAAAACCTAGTCTCTTACGTACTACAGTTCTTGCTTGTGTGCCGAACCTATCTAACTCCACTAAATCCCCCTTCAAACTCATGAAGGCAGATAGCACATCTATCTCTCGTTGAGTTAACGGATCTGGTAAGATCACATTAATCAATTTAAGATATTTCGGGTAAAAGTCAGCACTTTTTAGAACTTCTTTCTTTACTCTCTTCATTATATATTTATATAGTTATACTTTACAAATATATAATATTTAAATTTAGTATGCAAGTATATGTATAAGTATTTGAGTAGCTATGAGTAGAGATACAACACCTTATCCCTCCCGCAAGTGTGTTGTCGAATTCCCAGAAAACCTCAGGAGAGGGGGAGCCACCTTAGGCTCCATTCCAGACTGAGTTTCTACCTCAGTCCTTCCCCGCTAATTAAAGTGGGTGGCGTATGCAGTCTTAAAGAAGTGCATACATAAGACGTAGTTGCACCGCTTCATTAAACCCTTTATTCTCTTGGCGATGTGTCCCTATACATATAATAGGTGATGGGACAAAACTACGAAAAAAAATATATAAAAAAAATTTTAAAATAGAAAATTAAAAAAAATGTGTAAGTAATCGAGCGTTTAACCCACTACGAAACAAACTCCCCCGCTAAATTTTGGACGGAAACTACCCCCGTACCTGAAAGAGAGATATTGAATCTCCAACTCTGGGTAGCTTAATCTAAAACCTTATTGATATGGCTTTAGACAATTCGAGCACGACCATCTACGCTACAATCGTAGCACCTATGGTTAAGGAAGCAGGTCAGGCTTCAGCTCAAGAAACTGACGCAGTAGTAGTGCAGACTGCATCCAACGGCACAGAGTACACACTCTTCAAGTTCCGTCAGGGACTAGGTGATGATTCATTACCTAAGGGTGTCATCGACTGCAGACCTACACGCGTAAAGGCGGTGTTTGCAGATCAGGTGCCAATGCCACTCGCAGACCTACAAGTAGGTAATGTGTTGGCCTTTGCGTCTGACACCTGGGACTACGCTCCAGACGATGAGGAGGCTGACTTCGAAGAAGAAGCTGACTCATCAGAGGAAGCTCCGTTCTAGAAGCTCAAGGGACAGGCTTAGGCCTGTTCCCTTTTCGTTGCCCAGGCTTAAACAAATACTTTGTACCACCATCTGCAATAATTATTGTACACAATCCAGGCTTAAACAACTATTTTATTCATGCTCACGTATCAAACAACCTCACTAAATCTTGGCCATTGTGTGTTTGTCACTCACATTGGTCGTTTGAGAGTGCGCGAGCGTATACTAATGCTCAAAGCCCTCAAAACTGCCCTTTTTAGGAAAACGACATTGTAGAATCCACTACTACAATATAGCGTTAGTGGAAAAACCTTAATACCTTTTGTTATGGAAATGGATATTAATAGTGCGATCTCTGCGCTTAAGAAAAGAGATAAATCTATCAAGTCATTGGATAGAAAATGTTACAAACTTAGTAGACTAGCTAGAACTTTAGTAAGTGCTCTAGAAGATACTATTAAACACGAAGAATTGTCGTATGAAGACAAGCGTGCAATGACACAAGAAACTGAATGTATTACTCAAATGCTTCAGGATTCACAGTCTGCTCTTGCCGAGTAGCACAAACTATCACGAACAGATAGAATTATATTGCTATTGACTATTGATTTAGATCATAACCAAAATAATATCTGATGTGATTACCTCATTGTTTAACCCTTAATTATTTCGCTTATGAATTTAGTTAAACTCAATGGGAAGTTTATTCTAAACATAGACCTTGTGCCTTTCATTGGCTTAGGTCTAGGTATCGATCACTTCTCTAACACAAAACGCCTCATTATACTTTTTCCTTTTGTAAGTATTGAGATAGGCTATAAAAAATGATTAGTTCATCACAGTATCTCGGACCAACATACACCTACAACGGTATTGATTACCGTCTTCGTGGACTATGTTGTAAGACTAATAAGTACGAATACATCAGAATATGATAAAACTTATTAAAATGTGTAATCTATTTGGATTCTGGAGAGTCATGAAAGACCCAGAATATTATCATACTAAATATGACCACATGAAAAAACATGGACATTTATGATTTACCATATCAAAAGGAATGGAGCACACCATTTAATAAAAGCCAATTTGTTCCTAGACATTGTGGATGCCTAACGGAGTCGCACTTGAACGCAAACTGTCTCTCTTTTTAGAGTATAATACAAGTATAAACCAATTAAATATTTTTAACCATGGACATGAACACAATCGATCCAAATGCTCAGTTACAATTAGTAGCTACAAGATTATCAGCAAAAGCTGATGCACAATTAGTTGATGATAAAGACGGCATCAACGGTAAACTAAATCTAACTTCAGACGGTAGAAAATACTACATCGCTGTTTTTAGAGACCCTTCTAACCCTTTTGGCGCAGAAAGAACTAGAGTCATTGCTCAAACAACTGACTCTGAAGACAATCCTGTTTGGAAAGCTGGTAACCCTGCTTTAATCCAACAATTTGTCGGTAAGAATATACCTGGCGACATCGTGACTAAATCTGTTGTTCCTTATACAGTTGACGGTCGTGAAGTTATGTCTTATACTTCAGTAGTATTGAAGGGCGAGACTATAACATCTGTCTTTAAAGCTCAAGGTCACCAACTAATGACATCTGACGGTGTTATTGCTGGTGAAGCTGCTTTTGACGAAGTATCTGACTTCGAAGAGACTGATACTCAGCCAGCTACTGAATCTACATCAGATGATGTATTCGGTAACTAAATGATATAAGTTGGGGCACATTCGTGTGCTCCTTCTTTTTCTTTTTTGTAACAAATAATTATTAAATAATTATTATAAAATATTGGGGCTTAGCCCGATAATCACAGTAATGTGACTAAAGACAGTGGTGCAAGAGCACAAACACCATTTGTTGCCATTTAATTATGGTCAATCTAAGCAAGCAGTATATCACACGGCAACAGAGGACGATCGTCTGAGTGTATGTGTGCATCCTAAGATTATTGGGATGTGAGATGGTGACATCAATAAGAAAAACTGTAGATATAGTGTCAATCTAGTATCCAAGCTAGTGAGGCGTATATATCAGTATAAATGAGAGTCTTAGGGAATAAGATTATCATGAAATACTATAACGATGGAAAGTTATACCTGGGATGTAATGTATTTTGTCACTCAAAAGGTGACGAAGCATTTGTGGACCAACCACATCCTGGACAGTACTGTGCAAAACAATTAATAATCAAAGAAGAACAAGTGTTGGCCTGTTATTACTGAAAGGTGACTAAATCTCCTCTAGAAGGAGAGTGGATGATCCCTCAAGGTGATTCTGTTTGCGAATGAAAGACTGATTTAGAGTTTAGCGGCTTTATTTCTCGTTTGAGTAGCTCGTGAGTAGGTAATAACATTAGAAGTGGTTAGTCTAACTAACCGTCACTGCACATTACTATATGAGAGTATAGTGGATAAGTTGTAAACCTCTACATAGGAACTAAACAACGAAAGATGTGTGCATAATGGTGTAATCTCAGCCCATTATATATAATTATGAATAAGGTCAAACTTATTAAACGACTTAAATGGGATCTTGCAAAATGCAAGCGTGAAATCCTATTTTACAGATTAGTCATCTGTATTTTAATAATTCTAGTATTTATTTGCTAGGATTATATGTTCTACAATAAACAGTTGCCTTCACGTGGCGTAGAATGTAAGTAATTTGCAACCCCATTACGCAAATGAAACTAAATACTGGAAAACAATTACTCAAGACTCGTCATTACCCAAAGGGCCAAAGGACTATTCTGCACTGCCATGATTCTGATTACAACAGATGAAACTGCATACTAGATTGAACAGATACTTGTCAAAATTAGACGCTGTACTTCGGTTTTTGTTTTTAATAATTATACCATTTTAACAACTATTTTCTTGATTTTCAGGGATTTAGTTGTTATATTTGGTATCTCTTTTTTTTATTAACACTTTGTAATCGTATGGAAAATTTAGACAAACTAGTTAAACAGATTTCTCTTCGTCATGATGACAAAACGATACAATCTTTATTTCAAGTTACTGATGATCAAATAGAACATTTTGGTAAAGTAATGAATAGTATACAGCCTATCCACAAAGCTAGACTATCTGAAATATTAGAGGCAGTATTACAACAAAATACATACAACACATTAGAAGAATTAATATGTTTTGTGTTTGTTGCTGGTATGGGAACCGCAGAAGCAAAACACATTGATCAAATGGAAGGTATGAGAAGACAGGTTGCTGATCTTGCAATTGGAATGCGCAAAGAATCAATTAAACCTGAGGACATAGTGTCCAAAGAACAGTTAGAAAAGATAATTAATGATACTAAAGAAGATGAATTTTAGTATTATATCATTTCTAAACTTATTATTTAGTAATAATCTTATAAAACAATAATTTATGAAAGTAGATTTAAATAAGAAACATGAGGATTTATTACGACAACTTAATGCTCTTGATGATAAGATTGCACTAGATGGCTATGTTAAACAATTAACAAAAGCAGCTCAGGATGCACTAGATCATCCTGATGCTAAAGTATATTGTAAACTACATGTTTATGTAGAGCGTGAAAACGACACCGAACAATCTGCAAAACAACAGATTGACGACATTATGGACGCTGACTCTCCTGAAAAGATGCTTGAGATGCTTAAAAATATCTCAGATGGGAAAGCAACTAAACAAGAAGAGAAAGTAGAACCAATTGTACATGACATTAAGCTAGAATGTCTTGACAATAGAACATTTCTAGCTATTATGGACTCAATTATTAACAAACTAAAACTGAAATTATGATCAAACTATTTAAAAATCTTTGGAGATTTATCACAGGCGTTAAAGGGCCTAACTATTTAGAATATCGTGAATGTAAAAAGAAACAAGCTGAAGAACAGTTAGCTGCAGCTAAAGAGTTTCATAGATCTGTAATCTATGATAGATTAAACAGTAGAGGTAAGAAAGTATTAGATAATTATAGTATACTAGACTATAATCATTTAATATTTATGACAGTTCCAAGCTTTAAGGAACTAGATGGATGTGGTCAAAAGACTGCAGAGCATATTTACAATACTATCCAAGATTATATAAATGGATTTGATGATAATATGTCTTATTTAGAAGGACAGAAAGGGGATGACTGGTTTTGACACTATGCAGACGATTGTACGGCAAGCACGATGCTTTTTAACTGGCGAAAATAGTTATTCTGTGGTGAAGCTCACTCCGATAGGAGCTGAGTCTCACTCTAGTGCTCTACCACTACAAAGTGTAGAACTTGCTTTAGCTGCCTAGGTAGTTATTTCAAAAAGTGTTTTATGATATTGAGTTGTCACTTAATACAATAGACTGGCCTGTTAATAGCTACCAGTCTCCGAGGAAGTGGTACCTTCTAGGAATATCTTCGCGGCCCAAATGTGTAAGTAATATATGCGGGACACCACGCGATGGTGTAGAAATTAAAACCAATTACTTAAAAGCTTGTACATCTGTACTTTAACAAACATGGATGGACGGGGGTTCGATTCCCCCCATCTCCACTACATCTAGTATTAACTTTAAACTAATTAATATGGGCTTTGACTTATATGGTAAGGCACCCATTGTGCCTAGAGAAAATGTGAAGAAAATAAATAGTATTCACAAACAGATTAAACTAGTTCAATCTGATCCAGACATGGATACTGCAGATAAGCACGAAAAAGTATGGGCTTATGAGCAGACAATAGAAGCACTGTCACCTGGTACTTATTTTAGAAATAATGTATGGTGGTGGCGCCCTTTATGGATGTATGTCACTGATTTATGTAGTGATATATTAACAGAAAAAGATATTACTTCAGGTACATTTAATGATGGTCATTTTATATCTAAACTTAAATCTAAAAAGATAGCTAAAAGAATAAGAGAAGCAGAAAGATCAGGTAACCTTGATCTATATTGTACATCTTATAATTTAGAAAGACATGATTTAGATGAAAATGACTGGAGAAGTAATTATCCATTTAGTGTAGAAAATGCACTAGAATTTGCTACATTTGCAGACCATTCAGGTGGTTTTGCAATATTTTAACTAAATAGAGAGAAGTTTAACGGAAACATGTACATGGGCTTCTCTCTTTACTTAATAGATCACTGTCTATTCTGCCCCGACAATAACTGTGCACAGTTTCCTCGTGAGCAACGGTGTAAAAACTAAACCGCAATATGTGGCGAAGTGGACCTTGGCGTGCAAGTCGTAGGTGATCTTTTTTTATAAACCAATTAAATTATTTTATTATGCACACTATCATCACACATCCAGACACATGGCCATTTATGTTATTGGCTGCATCAGGTATAATGTTTTCATTTATAGCTGTACTAGTTTTGTTTGCACAACATGCAAAACTAAAGAATCAATTTATTAACTATTTATCTATGAATCATGGCAAAGAAAGCTAAAGATGATTATAAAAAAATAGCAGAAGAATTAAGAAAATACAATTCAGATAAACAATTATCATACATGTTAGTTATGATAGGATTTAGTGGGATTGTTCTTGTAATAATTCTGTTAGCATTATGGCAATCGATATGACATATGTAGAACTAGATGAAATAGTAATTGCAGCATTCTTTATGCTTTGTCTTATGGCTATTGGCTTTGTACTTGGGTTGTACACAGCTAGTCAAATAGATAAACATGTAAAAAAGAGAACAAATGGCAATTAGTAAAGAAGACCAGCAAAGACTGGACAAAGGAATCACTATCACTGTCGAGTATGATTACGACAGTGGTGGTGTATATCTTGATGAAGATAAAATTAGAGAAGAGTTTGAAGAACAACTAGAAGAACTCTTAGAAATAGATATTTGTAAATGTGGCTTTTGTGGCGAAGAATTAGAAGACGATACTAGATATTGTTCTGCTGAATGTTACAGAGCTGATAATACCGAAAGAGTATGAGTAAAGAAATAAATAATAATGTAAGAGATTTAATATCTCTTAAATGTCAAGATTTAGAGAAACTATTACTAGAAAAGAACAAAGCTTATGGGAGCAGCGCTCTATTTCCATTAGGTATTTTTTCTAAAGGAGACGCAGTTGCATCTTTATGCGCACGCATGGATGACAAACTAATGAGAATTAAAAATAATGGTATCAGTGATGCTACCGAAGACACTTTATCTGATTTAGCTGGATATATTGTCTTATTACAAATTGCACTAGATTTACGAGATGTTAACGTGGAATGAGCATAAACTACGAACTTTAAAACATGTTTTTAAATTTCTAGAGGATAACAAAGGATTAAATCCTAGACTATATATAACTACTGAAGAAAATCGAAATATTATTTTGCCTATACCTCAAGATTTATTAGAATTAGATAATCTTAGAGATATAACAGACGAAGTAATAAGATATATTACAAAAACAGCTAAAGCACAACATGTGTCTTTTGTATCAGAAGTTAATAAAGTAATGATAGAGCAAAACGAGCTTACAGAAGATGAACAACAACAAATAAAGAATAAAAGTATATCTATAGAATTAAAAGAAAAAATAGAGAAGAGACGTAAAGATGCACTTGTTGTTCACACTTTTAGTAAAGATAAAGGATCTATAAATAAAGAATTTATGATGTTTCATAAATTAAATGGAATGTATGTCCCTGATAAACAAGCTACTGAAGCTATGGCAGAAGGAGCTACTGCTGAAGGACGTTTTATGGATTTATTAGAAGCATGATTTATTTTGTAGGACATACTAATACTGAGTCGTTAACTGCGACAATTGAAGAAGTTGTTAAATACTGTGAAGATAAATCTGTACTTGCTGTAGATACTGAGACTACTGGATTAGATTTTCTAAAAGATAAAATGATAATGTTTCAAATAGGTGACGATGCAAATCAATTTATAATTGATACTCGTCAAGTTTCTATTGAACCATTACGTGATATTTTAGAGTCAGAAACTATTGTTAAAGTATTACATAATGTTAAGTTTGATTATAAATTTATCAGAAGTGCTTATAATATTGAATTAAATAATATTTGGGACACAATGATAGTTGATCAAGTTATACATAATGGTAAGAATTTAAGATTTAGACTTGTAGATTTAACAGAAAGATACTTAGGTATCGATGTAGATAAAGATGTAAGAACAACTTTTATCAATATGAAAGATAGAGAGTTTACTTATGATCAAATAATATATGGTGCAAAAGATGTAGAACATTTAATAACATTGCGTGAGTTTCAACAGGCTAATGGCATACCAGCAAATGAACTGGAAGCTGCCGTAGAACTAGAAAACAAAACCGCATTAGCATTAGCTGATGTAGAATTTAACGGCATAGGATTGGACACAACTATGTGGTCAACCCTTGCCGCTAAATCTGCTGAAAGAGCAAAAGAGCTTGGTAACAAGCTTGATAGCTATGTACTACATATACCAGAACTACATCAATTTAAAGAAAAGTATTTACAGACAGATTTATTTGCTTCTGTAGATACTATTCGAAAAGTCTCTGTTAACTGGGATAGCCCTAGTCAGGTACTTAAAGTATTTAAAGTACTTGTACCTGGATTAGAAGCTGTAGGTGCTTTTGAGTTAAGTAACCACAAAAAGATACCGTTAATTAGAGACTATATTAAGTATAAAGAATCTATGAAACTAGCTACATCATATGGGCTAGACTTTCTTAAAAATGTAGGCTATGATAATAGAATACATACCTCTTTTAGTCAGATACTTAATACAGGACGTGTTGCAAGTAAGAAACCTAACATGCAACAAATACCTGGTACAAATGAATTTAGAAATTGTTTTGTATCAGGGCTTGTAGACTATCAGTTTGTGTCTTCAGATTATAGTTCGCAAGAACTATGTATTATTGCTGAAGGATCGCAAGACCCTGTGTGGTTACAAGCATTACGTAATGGCGAAGATTTACATTCCATTTGCGCAGACTTAGTTTATGGACAAGAATGGGTAGATGCAGCTGAACAAGGCTGTGCATACATGTCACATAAACAGAAATGTAATTGTCCAAAGCATGGTAAATTAAGAACTAATGTTAAGACAGTTAACTTTGGTTTGGCTTATGGAATGGGCCCTCATAAATTAGCTAACACCTTGAAGATCAGTCAAGAAGAAGCAGAGGAATTAATATCAAAATACTTTACTATTTTTCCATCAATTCACAAATTTTTAGTATCTTTGGGAACGTATGGAACGTCACATGGTCACATAAAAACATTTGCTCCTTTTAAACGGATCAGATGGTTTGATAATTGGAAACCAGGACTATCGCAAAGTAAAGATGGATGGAAATTGTTAGGTACTATAGAACGAGCTTCTAAGAATACACCTATACAAGGCACAGGCGCTGATATGACAAAACAGGCTTTAGTTTATATACATGAGTATATAAAAGAACATAAAGTTCCTGTTAAAGTTGTTATGACTGTACACGATCAAATAGATACTGTATGTCATACTAGTTATATCGATGAATGGAAAGAGCAGATGAAAGTTCTTATGGAGCAAGCTGCTCGTGTTATATTACCATCTGGTTTACTTAAAGCAGACACTAATATAAGTGATAAATGGGAAAAGTAATGTATAACGATATTGATGAATATAACTTTGTAGAGGCTGATACTTTAGAAGGGTTAAAGCATGCTATTTTAGATATGATGGACAAGGTTCCAGGGATGTGTCCTTGGGGCCAACCTGTCCGTCTTGAACAAAAAAGAACATGGGGAATCTTTTTAGTTACTTTTAATAAAGTATACGAAACTTAATGAATATATTAAATATAAATAAGGATAAAGAACAGCGAGAACATCTATTACGATGGAACGATGCTGGAAAGAAAGGTACATCTATTGCTGCTACAGGTTTAGGTAAAACCAGAATGGGTTTGTTAGCTCTAAATGATATTTTAGAGGATGAACCATTTAAACGTGCACTAATAATTGTACCAACTGAAAACTTACGAGATAACGAATGGTTAAATGAATTTGAGAAATGGGATCTAAAACATTTACTAGATCGAGTAGATTTTCAGTGTATACAGACAGCATATAAATATAGAAATGAGCATTACAACATTGTTATTGTTGATGAGGTTCATACTACATTATCTCCTGAGTATAGAAAGTTCTATGAACACAATACATGGGATACGATATACTGTCTAACTGCAACAACACCTGAAAATGAAGAATACTTAGAATTTCTAAACATGTTTGCACCTATTGTTTATACTACAGATTTAAACAGGGCTGTATCGCTGGGATTAATCTCAGTGTATAAGGTATTTAATTTAGGAGTACCTTTTACTGCAGAAGAAGCTAAAAAATACAACGGAGTTCAATACTACTATAATATGGCAGTAGCTGAACTAGGTGGTAGATTTTCAGCATTTGAAAACGCAGGCAAGTGGAAGAATTCTGATGACCCAGACAAGAAGAAATGGGCAAATGTATTCTACATGATGATGCAGAAACGTAAGAAGTTATGTTACAATGCTTCTAACAAATTAACAGTTACTAAAGAACTTATAGAGAAATTTTCAGATAGGAAAGCTTTAGTATTTAGTGAGAGTATTGATTTTGCTACTGATGTCAGAGATACTATCGGTGACGATAAATGTTTATTATTTCATAGTAAACTAAAGAAGAAAGAACGTCAACAAGTATTAGATGACTTTGGTGATCAAAATGATTACAATGTACTTAGCTCAGTAAAAGCTTTGAACGCTGGTTTAAATGTACCAGAATGTTCATTAGGTATTTGCTGTGCAGGTAGTTCTAAAGCTCTAGATAATATTCAAAGAACAGGAAGAACATTAAGATTACAAGAAGGAAAGACAGCAATATATGTAAATTTATATGTCACAGGTAGCCAAGAGCTATCATGGGTGAGGAAGAGAACCGCTAAAGACTACAATACCCACTGGGTAACAAGTGTAGAAGATATTAATCTTAATAATTAAAAAATGATTGCATATGGTAGACCATTTATCGAGCTGCTTAAAGATAAGCAGATTTCGGTAACACAACATTTTATATTATATTGTCATGCATATTCTAAATTAGATATGTTGACAAATTATATAGAATCTATTGAGTCTATCCATATTTCTAATTTTGAACATCTAGAAAAATTAGGATATTTAAAAACGAAAGATGCCACTCTAGGTACATGGGAAATAACTTTTGAGGGTACAGATTTAATTAAGGGAATGACAGACAGCTTTGCTGACGAAAAATCAGAGAATCCTTTCTTAGGAGATGACGATCTGATTGAACGTTCTCTTAGTTTATACGCTGATGAGTTTGAAGACTTCATAGCACTGTACCCAACAAAAGTTACACGCGCGAGTGGGCAGACTTCTTATTTAAAAGAAGGAAGGAAAGCAATTAAGGACTTGTATATTAAAATTATACAAGAACAGAAAGTGACACCACAACAACTACAAGTAGCTGTTAAATTTTATATAGATAAAAGAAAAGCTACTGGTAATGTTGCCTATCTTAAAACTTTAAAGAATTGGTTAAAAGAAGAGATATGGAAAGATATATTGATAGGACTAAAACGAAATAAAAATAAACCTAATAAAAACGTGAACTATGGAGGAAAACTCATCTAGCCAATTATTACAGTATAAAAGAATAGACACGGCTTCTGGTGAGATTTTAAATTACATGGATCACAGAAGACAGGGACTTGTTAAATCGCTAGCTACAAGATGGGATAAACTCAATCAATCCATAATGGGAGGATTAGAATGGGGTACTATTGTAACTATAGGCGGTATGTCAGGTTCAGGTAAATCGTCAATTGCAAATGAATTAGAAACTAGTTTATTTGATCATAATGAGGACCAAACATTCTCAGTATTATCATTTAACTTCGAGATGCTTGCTATGAAGCAGGTAGGTAGAAAGATTTCTTCTAAGATGCAAAAGACTGTTTCGGAGCTATATTCTAGTACTGAGGCACTAACAGACGCTGACTTTGATGTTGCTAAAGAGTTAGTAAACCAAGACATATCTAAGTATGATATATACTATGTAGATGTGCCTGGTACTGTTGAACAAGTATACAATACTATCATGAAATTTCATGAAGAGCAACTAAAATTAAAAGGAGATGATTATGGAACAGTTATATTTCTAGATCATACTCTATTGACTAAAGGTAGAAACGGTCAACAAGAAAGACATTTATTAGCTGAATTATATAGAATGTTTATGTATATAAAGAAAAAATGTAAATGTATAATAGTAGCACTAAGTCAATTAAATAGAGAAATAGAAAGAGCAGAAAGATTAGCTAATCCTATGTTACACTACCCAATGAAGAAAGATATATTCGGTAGTGATTCTGTATTCCACGGTTCAGATAATGTAATCGTAAGTCATAAGCCTTATATGCTTAACTTACAAACATATGGACCTAATAATTTGCCTATTGTAAATCCTATGAATGCAAAGCAATCTATGATTTATTGGCACTTGATTAAGAATAGAGAAGGCGAATCAGGATTAGTATTAAGTATGCTAGACAATTTAAAATTCAACAGAGTTGATGAATATTATGAACCAGGAAAACTAAATTTTAATATATAATGGCAGTAATAATACATGCAGGTGGTGGAGATTCTGCACTAGATCTTCCCCAAGAAAACCAATTAGCCCATTTACAAAAAGCTGTAGGGGGTTATATAGAAGTAGTGCCTTCAAAACAAGATGGATATAGTATAGTATGTAATGAAGAAGGAAAGTTACAAAACTTACCTATTAATTATAGAGCTACTATGTTACACTGGCATACTAGTGATCCATTATGTGGAGATGTAGTAATAATAAGAACTAAAGATTTAAATTAAATGGCACAAGAAATTTTAATAATCGGTGAGAGTGGTTCAGGTAAATCCACTAGTTTAGAAAATCTAGACCCTAAATCTACATTTATTATTAATGTAGGTAAAAAGCCTATGCCTTTTAGAGGTTGGAAAAGTAATTATACTTTACTTACTAAAGATAATCCTAAAGGTAATTATATAGAATCTGATAATTCAGGAACTATATGTTCTATTATGAAGCATATTGATGAAAATATGCCACATATTAAGACAGTAGTTGTTGACGATTTTCAGTATGTTATGGCTAACGAGTATATGCGTAGAGCAAACGAGCGTGGCTTTGACAAATTTACAGAGATCGGTTTGCATGCATGGGAAGTTGCAAACGGTGGTAAAAACATGCGTGATGATATTACATTTATTATGATTGGTCATGCAGAAACTTCTACTGACTTACAAGGTAATCGTAAACTTAAGTTTAAGACTATCGGTAAACTAGTAGACAATGTTATTACAATGGAAGGTATGTTTACTATTGTATTGTTTACGGACGTAAGTCCTGACGAGACAGGTAAAATTACTCATTCATTTGTAACACAGTCTGACGGTACTACTACAGCAAAGACTCCTAAGGGAATGTTTGCTAACAATAAAATACCTAATGACATAAGTAAAGTTATAGAATCAGTAACTAAATATTATAATTAATATGAAACTACAAGGTAAAAGAGTCGAAAGACTAAATGCTTTTGGTGATGATCTATGTATCGAACTAAGAGATAATGGACTTATGAAGTTGTCTCCTGCATTACTTTCAAGAGTGGGAGTTAAACCAGGAGATAACAAAGTAGGATTTGCTTATCCAGAAGCTGGCGATGCTGTGCAAAATGTGCAGATATACAAAGCAATTGATGGTAACGGAGTAGCAGTTAATCCACAAGGAGTAATTAAGAATGTTCCTCATAACAGAGATTTAAGATCAGAGTATGACTTAGGTTCTACAGGTCAAAACAAACTATATGTATGTGAAGATTGTATAGAATATAATGAATATGAAGGTTATAAATTCTTTAAGATTACATTACAACCTAATGTAGAAGAAACTGACGTAGAAGCAAGTGCATCTGAATGGGAAGAGGCTGCTGAAACAGAAGAAGAAACTATAAACAATATGGATGTAGAAGAGGATCTACAAGCAGGTACAGAATTTACACCTGCAGAGCAAGTAAATTCAATAGAAGAGAGTACTACTATCGAAGATGATGGTTATGACTCAACGGATATATTTTAATAATTTAAAAGTAAAAAAATGTACAACATTAATCAAAACGTAGAAGTACGTGAATTTGCAGGAGTTAGCGCAATTCCTGTTGGCATCAATGAAGGATGCAAACTAACTGAAATTAATACACCAGCTGATAAGAATGGAAACACTTACTTACAGTTTATATTTGAAGATGCTAGTGGTAATCAGTTAAAGCATAACGAATTTGCAGTAAACCCTCAGTATGTAACACCTAAGACTGGTGAGACACAAGATGAGGCTGTTACTCGTAGAATCAATGCAATGCTTGTAAGAATTAAGCATATATGTACGCAATTTGTACCTGCTGCTCAATTCAATATTACTGGTAACACTTTTGGTGAATTATGTAATGGTATTAAGGCAGCAATGGCTAATACTAACTATGCATCTAAGTCACTAAGATTAAAAGTTACTTATGATTACAAAGACTATGCTTCTTTACCTGGATTCCCTCCGTTTGTTGAGGATGCAGCTAAAGAAACTAGTGGGTTAAAAATCAATCCTAGATACGATAAAATGGAACCTGCTAGTAAGAATGCTACTGCTGAAGTTGGAGCTACTGACCAACCAGACTTGCCATTCTAGAGTTATTATCTCAGCGGGGAGGCTTTGTCCTCCCCTCCTGAGTTAATCTATGTCAAATGTATAATCTAGGAAATGTAAGTGAACCAACTCCTATAACTAAAGACAATATCTTAAGATTAATATCAGAAGAAGATATTATGAGATATTATGTAGGATTTGAATTTGAAATAGGTCGTGCATATAGAAGCCCTCTAAGAGAAGACAGTAGTCCATCTTTTGCTTTGTATTATACAAGGCAAGGTAGTATTAGATTTAAGGACTTTAATGGTGATCAAGGCAATTGCTTTGATTTTGTTATGTTGAAAAGCGGATTAACATTTAGCGAAGCGTTAACGCTAATCGTTCAAGATTTTAATCTGAATCTAGGAACCAACACACCAACTGTATTTCCTAAACAGGTAGTTTCTGTATATAAACCTAAAATAATTGCGAAGGAAAGATTAATACAATTTAAACCTCAAGAGTATACAAACACTGATAAACTATATTGGTCTAAATATGGATTAGACAGACAAACTTTAACAAAATACAATGTATTTTCAGCTAAGTTTGTTTATTTAGATAAACAGCTTATTAGTACATACTCTTCATACAACCCTATATATTGTTACAAATTTAATGGGAAACATGTAAAAGTATATAGACCGCTTTCTAAAACTTCGGGAAAATGGTTAAGTAATGTAGATGATAAGGATCTGCAAGGATTTGAACAATTAGATTTAACTAAAGATGATTTGTTAATTATTACAAAATCTCTTAAAGATGTAATGTGTTTAAATAAGATGGGCTATCAAGCTGTAGCACCGCAGTCAGAGAATACAAGAACTCAATACGAAATGATGAAAAAATTATCTTCGTATTATAATAAAGTAGTTATTCTTTTTGACAACGATGATGCAGGTAGACGTGGCGCACAAAGCCTAGCAGATTTTCTAGGAGGTAATTGTAAATGCATATATATGCCTCGCGATACTAAAGATGTAAGCGATTATATAGTAAAGTATGGTATAGAAGATGCATCAATTTTAATAAATGATTTATTATGAAAACATGGAAAGTTATAATTCCAAATTACGAGGACAAAGTTCCTATTAGCAGCAGAAGACGCGCGCGATATTATAAAAAATCAGACTTTCAGAAAAAGACATTACCAGCAAAAAAGTATAGAGAAGGATTAAAATTAGGAAAATATAGATTTGATAAAAAAGGATATTTAATAGACCAGCAAAAGAATAGAGTTATTGCTAACCCAAGAATAGCAGGTAAACCAAAGTTTTGGACTATCAATGGACAAAGAATTTACGATGGTTCTTTACATTATACTGCAAGATCTAAAGTAGCAAGATGGATGCACTCTTATTTAGCTGAATATATAGAAGAATTACCAAAAATAAAATTAAAAAGCGGAGAATATTTACGTGTATGGTTAGATATATATAAACCTGGAGATTTACAAAACTGGGATTGTGATAATCAATGGCCTTGGACTAAGTGGTTTTTAGACACTTTAGTTGAACTGGGAAAAATTGAAGAAGACAATGTATCAGTTGTAAGAAGCTCAGGTCAAGTTACATATATAGAATCAGATGAACGTAAATTAGTATTCAACATACAGATAATATAATGAAAGATTTATACAATCACGCAGTTAGTTTTTCAGGACTTGGACTATTATTAGAAGGTCCAGCAGCATACAAAAGATATATAGAAAAACCTGAAAACGCAGACACCTCTTATTTTAGAAAAGGTGGAATGGTAGACTGTTTTCTAACAGAGCCTACAGAATTTCAAAATAGATATGCAATAATGAAAGGATCTATACCGTCAGGTATGATGGGAGATCTCATTAGAACATATGATCAATTGATAAATTTAGATAATGGAGATACAGAAGACGAATGCTTTGAAGCAGCGTATAGTGTATCAGGCTATAAACTGCCTTTAGCTACAGTTAAAAAGAAGTTTATGGCTCCTGAAAATCAATATTATTTTCAATTTCTGCAGGATTCTAAAGGTAAAACAGTAGTATCAAAAGAAGAAAGCGATCAAGCAGCAGTAGTTGCTTTTGCTTTAAAGACTGACCCTTATACTGAAGAGTATTTGGGTATATCTGATGACAATCCTTTAATTGAAATACATGACCAAGTAAAGCTTGAATGGGAAGGCTATAAAGGTTATAAGATTAAAGGTATTGTAGATAGAATTATAATCGATCACGGTAATAAAACAGTTAAACCGATCGATATTAAAACTACAAGTTCAAGTATACTTGACTTTAGAAAAAGTTATTTAAAGTACGGTTACTTTAGACAAGGTGCTATATATACTGACGGTATTATAGCAACTGATAAATTTATACCTGAAGGATATACTTTAGACAACTTTAGATTTATCGTAGCTGATATGGCAATGAGATTACCTCCTGCTGTATTTGAAATGAGCTCCGATGATATAGACGTAGGTAGACGTGGTGGTAATTGGTTAGGAACAGATCGTCCTGTAAAGGGCTATCAATGTCTAATTGATGAACTAGAATTCTATCAAAGATCACAGCAATGGACGCACCCGTGTGATTATAATGACGGTGCAATTTTATTAAACAATTTTGAATTATCGTAAAATGGAAAAAAGACCAATCAAAACTAGATTAGTAGGTAAAGAAGAAGTTTTTAACTTACTAGCACTCGGTGAGTGTACTAAATTACCAGTATTACTGGTAGGAGAGCCAGGTGTGGCTAAAACACAAACACTATTAGATTATGCTGCAGCTAAGTATAATTATAGTAGAGAGCAGGTAGCAGAAAAGACTTTTGTTATCGAGCTTGACGAAGGTACTAAAACTTCGGAGATTAAGGGACGTGTTAATATGAAGTCTTTATTAGAAGATAAAGAATACAAGTTAGATGCTCCTATTGCAGACGCAGAGTTTATCTTAGTTAATGAGGTAGACAAAGGTACGTCTGGTGTTAGAAATACTTTACTTTCTATTATGAGAGAGAAAGCTATTTTCTACGGTGATCATATTAAAAAGTGTAACTGGCAAGTAATGGCAGGTTCATGTAATGTTATTCCTGATGACGAACTAGAAAATCCTTTCTGGGATCGTTTTGTTTTGACACAAAAAGTAGAAAGAGTTGGTGTAGAAACAATGCACGAACTGTGGAAAGAGTCAAAGCTTAAAGAAATAACAATCAATGTTCCTAGTCAGCAAGAAATTGCTGCATGTACAATAGAGAAGAAACATATGAAGAAATTCTTAGACGTTATATATGGCGTTGTTTCTGATCGTAGTGCTTTCCAAGTTCCTCTAATTGTTAAAGCTATTAAATTAGTATGGCAAACAGATGATATTGGCGCAATATTAAAAGCATGTGAATTAATTGCTCCTAGTAGAGTTGCAGAGATAGCAGCAAAACTAGAATCTAAGAGAGAGAATAACCTTAGATCTCAAATTGAATCTCTTAAGAATGTGATTGAAGGCGGTAATGATGCATACTCTCAGTTATATGTGGGTCAGATATGTACTGCTTTAAATGATTCTTTAAAGATGGCTCAGTATAAGAAACTATCTACAGGTTTAGTAGAAGATCTTGTTACAGGTATAGCAGGCTCTAATTTAGATTATAGTCAAAAAGAAGCTTTACTTGCAACAGTTAAAAAAGCTGTAGTTATTGAAGATGATGAGAATAAAGTAGCAGATTTATGTCATAATGCTTTAAACGATTAGAGATATGATTAAACCAGAAATACATAACACTTATTCTCTTAGAGGATCAGGTCGTTCATGGTGGAGGCAGCAAAGTCTGTATGACAATAGCGCCTTCTCCATGGTTTCTGGGCCAAATCAAAAAAACTGTGTTATTCAAAATAAATTGAATGATAATTTGTCTACTAGTATATATAATAAATTATATAATGGTGCACATAACGAAAATGGACAGTTTTTGAGAGACAATGACCCAGAAGCATTAACGTTAGATGCCTTTAAACACTGGTACCACGGTGACAAATCTGTAAATGTAAAACCAGAAAAATACTGGTGGCATTATTTACTAAGCCAATTAGATAATCATTTATTACGTAAAGTTACAAATGATAAAATTGGTTACAGCTATTTAGCTGCAGATGCTACTCTTAAAATTTTAGAAAAGCTGTACAAAAAGTACGGAGATAATCTAAAAGATCATTTAGATGATTTAAATGAAGATTTAAAGTGTGGTAATGCTCCTAGAGATCAGGAGCTTATAAAAGACATTCAAAAGATGTCTAATTCTGCACAAAATAAGCTACGTAAAGATATAGAAAGTTTAGAAAATTCTAAAGCTGCAGGTAAAGGAGATGCAGAAACTCAAATTAAAATGATTGAGCTTGCTACTGATCCTAGACTTAAAAAGCTAACTAAGATTAAAAGTAATGATCTTAATAAATTTCTAAAAACTACTATAGATCGCGCTACTTCTACTGTTACAGGTAAGTATAGTACACAAGAAGAATCAATTTTTGACTCTGATGATATAGAAGACTTGATAAATATAGAAGCATTTTCACATATTGCTTTAATATTAGATGCTGCTGTAAAAGAGAAAAAGTATCATTTAAGTTTTGATATATATATTGACGATTCTGGTTCTATGGATAGCTACTTTACTTTAGATGGAGCTTCTGTAACTTATAGAGATTTAGCTAGAATGGTTGCATATAAATTACATGAATTAGGAATTCTAAGAGATGTATATTTATTTGCACACGGCAATACTCTAACAAAGATACAGACAGAGCATATCTTTTCTGCTCATATTGGTGGCGGCACTGATATTCAGCAATGTATAACAAATGCAAGAATTACTAAACGACCTGCTATTCTAATTACAGATGGATGGGATCGAATTAGTACTGGTCCAGATGGTTATTATCAAGATATGTTTATATTAGTATTACAATGTAGAAGTACTTGTGCAACTTTTAAAAGATTTTTACCTAAAAAACAGCTTATGTTTTTTAATGACGGTCAATTTCAAGATGCAAAAGTAGATGGTGACTATATAACCGCAAAATAAATAATGAGGGGCGAGTATTTTAGGCATAAGCCATTAACTGTTAATACACTTACTCGCCTCTCTTATTTTTTATTATA